GGGGGGGGCGCCGACCGGATCGCCCCGCATCGCACCGCCCGCGCGCGCAACGGTAGCGCCCGCGTGGTACCTCGAAGCCGCGGCGGCGCAAGCTGCGGCGGCCGCGGTCCCGGTCGCACCGGTCGCCGATCGGGTCTGGACGTACACGAGCCGGGGCGTTTCGGGAAGCGGGCGAGACACGATCGTCCTGAGCGCTCCCATGCGCAACGGCGGTTCGTTCCGCGCAACTTTCCCTGGTGACGCAATCCGCGCGATCGCAGAGGGTCGCGTGGTCGGTCTGTCCACTACGGCGGCGCCGGACTCGCCGCTCGCGCAGCTGCTGAGCTAACGCTCAGTCACCTGCGGTCGGCCCGTACGCTCTGCTAGGTGCGGGCCGATCGGAGGTTCGGAATGATGACGGATCGGAGGTTCGGAATGATGACGGAGCACGAGATTTACCGGGACCCTACGGCTTCCTTCTGGCTGAAAGAAGCGATCCGAACGGCTCTCGATCGCGACTGCGTTGATGCAGCGAATGACGCGGCCTTCCTGGCTGACTTCCTGGCCGCACGCTGTCCTCGCTGACCTGAGCCGTTTTGCCGTTGCCGCGCCGTCGGGGCACGTAGCCCTGGCGGCGCGGCCCCTTTTTTTGTCTCCCGGCCCATCGAGCCCAAGCGTGTGAGCCATTCGCCACGCATGTCTCGTACGCGCGAGGACGCGTGTGAGCGAGTCCGTCTCGCCTATCGCGCTACGCGACGCGGCAGCTTCCGCGCGGACTTCGGCGCGTACTTCGGTTCCATGTATTCGGGCTCGGGCCGCGGATCGTTCTCCGCGAGGAAGTCGCGAATCGCGCGGTTGTCGGGATCTTTCATGTCCTGCTCGTGCTTCCAGCGGGCGAAGCGCAGCTTGTCGTGCCGTTTCTTGTGGTAGGAGCGGAGGGAATACTCGACGTAGAGCCCGAGGTCGACATGCCACTCCTCGGCATACATGCGAGCTGCTTCCCACACGGACACGTCGTACGTGGTGAGCGCGATCTCGCCGGTGGGCGCGGGCGGGTTGCGGCTTGGGATTCTGCTCACTTCGTCTTCTCCCCCTTCAGCTCGGTCCGGGCTGCCGCCATGATGAGGTCGTCGAGCACGTAGCCGCGGCGTTCGCCCCGGACGATCGCGAGTCGGTCGATCGCGTCGATCGCCGAGAGGGAGAGCGTAAGCGTGATGGCAGCCCTCCGCGTCCCGCGGCGGACGGATGGCGTCTGGAGCAGCGGATCGCTCCCAGCGTGCTCGTATGCCTGCTTGGCTGCGAGCGCGTCCTCCTTGTCCTTCCTCATCTTGTCGCCGAACTCGAGCAGCTCCCCGAGCTTGTGTATCGGGCTGTCGTTCTTCTCCTCGTACTGCCCACCCTTCCCTCGTCCCATTCCGGGCTCCTTTCCAAGCCCCGTGTTGGTGTTGCCTACCTCTATCTGTATACACGGGGATACGAATGGTACCACCTTACACTAATAAGTACAAGGCCGTACCAACCCTATCACCCGATCATTTTTACTCCCTTCCGCCCCCTTCCCCCTCGATCTCAGCCTCCAAGACCGTCTCCGTCTCCGTCACCGTCTCTCTCTCTCCCGCGCGGATGCGAACGCGAGCTCCTCCGCTTCCGCCTCCGCTTCCGCCTCCGCTTCCGCTTCCGCCTCCGCTCACTTTCTCCTTGATCGCAGCGACGAGTGAGTGAATCGCGCGCATCGACTCACGACGATCAACGCGTGGTGCGCCGGTCAGCACGCCATGGACTTCGAGCACGGTGCGCAGCGCGGAGTGCGCGACCTTCGCGTCATCCGTTGATCGCGCTATCGCCGCGACCAGCGTCAACGCCTCATCCACCTCCATCTGCTGCCCCATCGCCCTCCGAAGACGTTCCGCGTCAATGAGATCCTTGAGACGGACGAGCAGGCGATCAACATCGGTCGCGCGAGTGATGCCGGCCTCCGCACCTGCGCGATACGGATAGAGGAAGCCGAGATCCGCGTGGCGCGAGATGAACTCGCGCTGCTTCCGCGAGATGTGGCGGCGGATGGGCGCGTTGGCACGGTCTCGCGCCTGGAGGTCCGCCTCGGCGGCGGATTCGGGCTTTCGGCGCGGGCCGCGATGTAGGACGTGGGCGGGTTGACGGTCCTTCTTAGGCATGGCCGGAGGGTAGCATGGGTAACACGCGGGGATGGAGCGGGATAGCGCGTACGGGGATGGACGGCTGGTGATCGGACGGGGCGGGGGGGGGGGGGAGGCCCCGCACCCGCTCGCGCCGTGAGTCCGCTCGGCGGGGGGAGGACTGGGGGGAGGACGGGGCCTGTGCGAACGCGTGGACGCGGCGCGGGCCTGCGGGCAGCGGACGAGGCGCGAGGACGAGCAGGCGCGATGAGGCTGCGGCCGGCAGGAATCGGTGGGCTGGTGTGGCGGCTGGATCGGCTGGGTCGGCTGGATCGCGGCTGCCGGAAAGGGGATCGACCATGTTCATCACGTCACGCAGACGTGGCTATGACAGGGACGGGCGGCAAGTCGCGTCGGGGCTCTTCCTCATGGTGTTCAGCCGGAGAGCGAACCCGCACGAGCTGCGGGCCGCGGTGCGGCGGACGAGCATGCGCCAGTGCGGGCACTGGATGATGGGGAGCGTGAGGATCGGGCCGTGCTCGCTGACGGTGAGCGGGACGTACGGCGATGACGGACTGCCGATGGACGGCGATAAGCTGCCCGACGCGGTGTGGGACGGGCTCGTGACGATACCGCCGGAGCTGACGGAGAAGTTCTGGAAAGGCGGTGGGTGGAACGGAGCTGGAAGAGAGGCGGGGGCGATGGTCGTGTGGGCGAAGGCGGAGGTTGCGGCACTGAGGAGGGCGAGATGAGCGGAAAGGTGCGGGTGTGGGCGTACGAGGAGGGCGAAGGGCTGCTGCCGGGCGGGTTCGAGGCGAAGTCGAGGAGGGAGCTGCCGGAGAACGACGCCGAGGCGCTCGTCCCGTGCTTGCTCGCTCTGCTCGAGGCGAGAGGACTCGAGGTCTGCATCGGGAGCGACGTGGAGGACGAGGAGAATCCGAACTACAACGCGAACGTCGAGACGTGGACGGACATGTCGGAGTCGGGGTCGGAGAGCGAGAGCGAGAGCGAGAGCGAGAGCGAGAGCGAGAGCGGAAGCGAGTGCGGACACGAGGACTGCGGGCGCACCTGCGGATACGGAGCTTGCGGCGACTGCCCGGAGTGCGGCTCGCTCTCGCCGAACCGCTGTGACTGCGAGCGTGAGGAGAGGCTGTCCGCCACGTTCTTTCGGAAGCTGTCTCCTGAAGAGGAGGTAGAGTTTCGGAAGTGGGCGCGTGTGAACGGCGTTCTGCCCGATGGCTCGATCGTGCCCGACAACCCGGTTTGGCACTACATCGTGCGTGACGAGCTGGGCAAGATGCGGAAGGGGGAGTGAGATGACGAAGAAGCCGCTGTACATGGTGCTCGCGAGGACGATCGCGTGGCAGCCGCCCGTGGAGAGCGAGTACGTCACGCGGAAGGACGAGAGGCTGAATGAGCTGCTCGACATGCTGCCGAGCGGGGGCGGATGGGATCTCGGCACGTCTCTGGCCGAGGGGAGCGGGCCTGAGAAGATCATGCTTTACGGGGAGTGGCATCACATAAACGACGGTATGTATGACGGTTGGACGGAGCACACGATCGTCGTCACGCCGTCGCTTCAGTACGGGTTCAAGCTGAGGATCACGGGGGTGAATCGCAACGACATCAAGGACGTCATCGCGGACGAATTCCACGAAGTGCTGTCGATGCCCGTGTGGGAGTACGACTACGCGCTCGAAGGCGGGTTCGTGGTCGAGGATCGAGAGGGCGAGCCGCTGTCGGTGGCGTTCGACAAGACGGCGATGGTGTGGAAGGTGTGGCGGTGGGAGGGCGGGAGACACGAGTGGATCGTGAAGCACGACGGCGGCGGAAACACGGAGGTGAAGTGATGACGACACCGAAACAGCAGTACGACGCGATGCTGGACGATCTCGAGCCTGAGGAGAAGGTGCGGCTGATCGACCACGTCCCGTTCGCGAAGCTCCCGGACTTCGAGCCTCAGTGTGACATCTGTGGCGAGAGCTTCGTGGCGGACGATGCGGATGCGGTGGCGATCTGTCAGGCGTGTGCGTTGGGTGAGGACGAGGGCGACGATGAGGATGAGGATGAGGAGGAGGAGGAGTGAGATGAAAGCCTACAAGGACTGGTCGCCGACAGGGTTCGACTCGCCTGGGGCGTTTCTCGGGCACCGCAGAGACTGGCTCGTGGTCGAAGTGATGCGGACGCGGGACAGCGGGATCGCGGTCGCGCGCAACTTCGAGCGCGCTTGGTCGCGGATCGAGGACGCGAGTGTGATGGACAACGAGCTGAGCTGCGAGTCACATCGGTTCGGCCATTGGGGGCCGGGGTGGTTCGAGATCATCCTCGTCCGGCCGGGCTCGCACTGCGCGAAGGTCGCGGAGAAGATCGGGGCTCGACGACGACGACGGGAGTCGCTGCGGAGGGAGGACTGAGATGAGCGTGAGGAACAAGAAGACCGGAATCCTCGCGAGCCTCGTGCGGGGAGGGTTCGACAAGTCGAGAATCGAGGTGCGCGAGCGCGGCGTCACGGTCGGCTGCTCGCAGTGCGATGCGGTGTCGATCTGCGGGATTGCGTGTCACGAGAACGGGTGTCCGAACAGGCCGAGACGGTGCGCGGAGTGCGGCGATAGCGTGCCGCGGGGGGAGATGTGCTCGTGCGAGATGGTGGTGGTGGACGTTGAAGAGGAGGGGTGAGATGCGGGCTTCGATCGAGGGTGGCGTCTGAGGACGCCGAACGCGCGAAAGCGCAGGAGACGCACATGGCACGGTATCGGATGGATGACGGGACGATCGTGGACACCGACAAGGCGACGGCCACTTGGTGGCGAGAGGACACCTACTGGGATGGCCACAACAGCTGTAGCTCGGCGACGGGCTCGCAGTGGGACCACCAGCAGCTCTACGCCTCGCGGAAGGGGCGGTACTACTTGGTGCACTGGAGTCAGTGGGCAGGCACGCGCGCATCGGCGGAATGGATCAGCAACCAAGCGGCAGCGCAGTGGCTGCTTGTCAACAACCATCAGCTGCCGGCCGACCTCGCAGTGCTCGCCGACGAGGTGAGCGAGTAAATCGTAGTCTGCGGGCGTCCCACGGCGCGAGTCGTGGGACGATCGGAGGTGACGATGAAGACGACGACGATCTACGGATACGAGAACAGCAGGTACTTCGTGTGCGCGAACAACCCTCACGGCCACAAGGTCTGGTTTGGCTCGCGCTCGGCGCGGGATCGGGCGGTCGAGGCTCTGGAGGCTGAGGCGGATGCCCGCGGCCTGAGCGATCCGCACTTCGCCCGGATCAAGCGCGCCATCCGCACGGAGAGCGCGTGGGGCTGGCTGGACAGGCTGCGCGAGCGTGGCCTTCTGCTCGCCAATGGGATCGACGGACCGCAGGACAGCCCCTCGCACGAGTGGGGCGAGGATCATCGCGGGCGCCGAGCGCTTTGGGCAGCTCTTCGGTCAGGCAGCGGGTGCAGGGTTGAGGATGGACGGTAACAGGGCGGTCGGAGATCGCCCAGGAGAGAGAAGCAAAATGTCAACCGAACTGATGGTGCGTGGCGAGACGGCGGTGGTGCCGGCGACGGCGACGACGACGGCGACGGTGACGAACGACTTCGTGTCGCGACAGGAGACGGCACGGAGGGCGTGTGAGGCGGCCGGGATCGTGTGGCCGGGGACCATTCTCCCCGAGGGCACCGCGCTCTACTCGTCGGGTGTCGACAAGCTGAAGTCCGATCGCGCTGCGTGGCGACGGCTGCCGATCGCGGGTGAGGTCGTCGGGCTCGTGGGGACGGCCCTCGCGGCAGAGGATCGGAAGGACTACGGAATCAAGGTCAGCGATCTCCGCCTCCGCCCGCGCGACGGGCGGCTGGTTCACGCGGATCACATCAACGACCAGCGAACGGACTTCGGCCTCGGCTACGGGCCGCACACGCTCCGCCAGCTCGTCACTCAGGTCGACCCGCTCGACGACGCACCGCGCGGGTTCTCGTCCGCCCTCCTCTACCTCTCGGACCAGGAGCGGGCGGAGATCGTGAACAAGCGGATCGCGAGGACGGAGCCCGGCACCGCCGTCACCCTCCGTACCCGCGTCCCGCACTCGGGGAGTCGGATCGCAAGGGCTGCGCTCTCCGGCAAGTACGGCTCGGTGACGGACGTCGACATCGCCGACGCGCTCGGGCAGGTGATGTCAGGGGACACGAAAGGTAGGCTCGACTACAAGCCGGGCGATCAGCGGTCGCGGTTCGAGATCATCTGGCCGAACGAGATCGGTGTCGAGACGTTCGTCGTCGGTGACGTCCACTACGGCATGCTGTCGATCACGAACTCGGAGACGGGCGAGGGCTCCCTCCGCATCGCGCCGGCCGTCGTCCGCGCTGCCTGCGCGAACCTCACGGTGAGCGTCGGAGAGGGGACGGAGGTCGTGATCCGCCACATCGGGGACGCGGGCTCGTTGCTGTCCCGGTTGCAGAAGGCGATCCGCTCCGCGTTCTACGACATGGAGCCGTTGCTCGCGGTCATCACGAGGAGCGCGCAGATCGAGATCGGCTCGGCGTGGACGCCCGCTCGGGCGCTCGGCGAGATCGCGAAGCGGTATCAGCTCCCGGCGGCGACGGCGAAGAGCTGGACCGAGCAGTGGACGGCGAGCCACTACCCGGCGAGCATCTTCGGGCTGTCGGCGGCGATCTCCGAGGCGGCGCACAAGGGCGAGACGTGGGCCGACGAGCACGAGATGGAGCGGGTGGCGAGCGTGTTCCAGGCTCGGGCGGTCGAGGTGGTGAGGAAGGGGACGCCGCACGCTCTGGCGATCGAGAAGGCTCTGACGATCAACTGACCGCGGCGTAGTCTGCGGTTGCCCTCTCGGCTCAGCTCGGATCGGTTGGGTCGAGAGGGCGATCGGAGGGTATGGCGATATGAGCGATCACGGATACGGCGGGACGATTCGAGGTTACGACGAGTGGAAGCTGGCGACGCCCGACGACGAGTCGGACGGAGAGAGGGGGGAGAGGGAGGAGAAGGAGAAGGAGAAGGAGGAGGAGGAGGAGGAGGAGGAGGAGCGAGCGGAGGAGCAGTCGACTCCGAAGAGCTGGAAAGCCGAGGTGATCGCGGACAGCTCGGGCGTGTGGTGCGGGAACGCGCTCAGGTTCGCGACCGAAGCCGAGGCTCTGGAGTACGCCAGTGCTCTCGCCAGCCGCTGGACGCTGGTGAGCGGGTGGCGAGCCGTGCCGTGCGATGACGAGGTGGAGTGATGAGCGACAAGCCGAAGCGCACAGCGGCGGACTACTCGCGTGAGGTGCGCGAGCTGGAGGCCCAGTTGAAGCGGTTGCGGACCGACGAGCTGTGGCCCGAGCTGAGGACAATGATCTTGCTCCGCGACCTGCGCGTGGTGCTCATCTCGACAGACTTCTTGAAGGTGGAGGAGGGGAAGAAGTGAAACCGCAACGACGGATGTCGATACCCGACACCATCCTCGGCATGATCGCCGGCCTCGCGATCTGGACGGGGCTCGTGATCGGAGGGTTGGCGATCGTGGTGACGGTGTGGCGGATGGTGGGCGGGGGAGGTGGGAGATGAACTCGATCGAAGCTCGCTTCCTCGTCACATCCCTCATGCACCGCCACCATCTCCACTCGTGGACGTTCGGGTACATGCAGTCCCTGACTACGGCCGGACTCTGCTGGCTCGACTCCGATCGGATCGAGCTGTCGGAGCCGATACTGCGGGCGAACGACGCCGCGGGTGTGAGTGAGATCACGCTGCACGAGATCGCACATGCCCTCGCGGGGACGGAGAGACACGATGCGGAGTGGGTGCGGATAGCGAAGGGGATCGGATGCAGCGGCAAGCGCCGGCCGCTTCTCGCACAGCCCGACGGGAAGTGGAAGCTGAAGTGCGTGAGCTGCGGCAAGGTGAAGATGCGGTATCGGAGACCGAAGGAGGGGAGGAGGTTGAGCTGCGGGCTGTGCGGAGGGGGGAAGTTCGACGCAAGGTTCGTACTGCGGCTGGTGGAGGAGATGGGGATGGGGGTGGGGGTGACGGCATGAGCATGAGCACACGCTGGACGTACACACCGACGGTGCGCTACGTCGTAGACATCAAGAGCGCGCGAGCCCCGGCGACGTTTTGGGGATGGGCCAGGGTGGTTCGCGTGCTCGACACAACCACTGCGAAACACGCTCCGGGCTCGGGGCTGTCTTGGGTGCGTCGCGCTACGGTGAAGCAGTGGGGCGACCAGTACAGTGGGCGTGGCACGCAGCACTTGGACGGCAAGTACACGGGTCCGCGGTCGGCGTATGGGAAAGCGCTGCGAGAGGCTGCGGAGCTGGCGGCGAAGTTGAACGCGGAAGAGGTGGGAGGTGGAGGTGGAGGTGGAGGTGGAGGTGGCGTCAGCGTGAGAGACTGACGATCGACGGGGCGCTCGGCTTGGCTCGGACTAGCGGGCTCGAGCGCCCCTTTTTTTGGCCTTCACTACGCGACGCGTACGAGCGGACGGTGCAGGCGGTGCGTACACCGGCGTGCGCGTCAGCAGCACATAGAACTCATCGAGGCCCATGCCCCGCGCTCGAGCCAGCATGTGTACCGTCTCCATCAGCGGCCGGCGCTTCCCGGACAGCACGCGGCTGAAGTAGGATGGCGAGATCCCAGCTCGCCCAGCCAGCGCACGTAGCGAGTACGGGCCGAGCAGTTTCTTGCGGGCAGTGAGATTTGGTGTTGCCTCCATGACAACGAGATGGTAGCATGCCGGTTGTGCAACGGTCAAGGTCGATCAGGTCAGCAGTCGTAGGCTCAGATGAGGGGCGCGGCGTGGATGGACACGCTCTAGCGGCGCGCGCGGATAGGTCTCGACGACCTTGGGCGACGTACGAGACAGCCGGAATCAAGCCCGGCCGCCCCTCTTCTGAGCCCACGACCACGTCTGCGGTCCGGAGCTGAGGCTTGTCCAACCCCTCACACCGTCGCGGCATCTCCCCATCGACTCGTCGTCGTCAAGCCAAGACCCACCCTTCACGCGCCGAAGCCTCCTTCCCGATCACCGACTACTTCGTCCGCCCATCCGACCCGCTCGGGCGCTCCGTGAATGTGAGCTTCGCGTCGCCGCCTGACTACAAGCGGATCGCGAGCACGATCCTGTCGAGAGAGCTCTTCACATTCCAGACGGAGAGCGACATCTTTCGCTGGTGCATCAAGCAGGGGATCGGCGAGCTGTCGAAGCGGGCGAAGGACGAGGATGTGACGAACGAGGCGAGCACGCTGGCCGGCTGGGTGAGAGCGGCGGCGGTGGAGATGGAGCACATCTACTACCTCGACATCCTGCGGAAGATATCGACGACGGTGGAGAGACTGACGACGGACGGGCATCGGGAGAAGGCGATCGAGCTCGCGGAGAGAGTGTGGGTGACGATCGACCGGATCGGCGATGAGTATTGGCGGGCAGAGTATCGGAAGAAAACGAAGGCGATGCTCGATCGGGCGCGGAAGGGTGGGAAGGTGAAGGCCAGGGAGTCGGAGTCGGAGTCGGAGTCGGAGTCAGCCGAATGAGAACGCCATCGAGTATCGGACTGCCGGAGAAGTTCGAGAGCTGGCGCAAAGGTCAGGACCGCGCACTCAAGGACATCCTGTACTCGTCCGACCGCTTCGACATGCTGACGACTCCGACGGGATCGGGCAAGTCCGCAACATACATGGGTCTCGCCGCGCTCCACGACCATCAGCGCGTGTGCGTGCTGACCGCAACCCGCGCTCTCCAGGACCAGCTCCTCTCGGACTTCCGCGCGATGGGTCTCATCGACATGCGCGGGCGGCAGAACTACAACTGCGAGATCGCGGAGGTGACGGCGGCGGAGGCGGCATGCACGGCCGGGGTCTTCTGCGAGTACCTGAAGGTGCCTGGGTGCGGGTACTACGATCAGAGGAGGCGGGCCGCGGCGAGTCGGCTGGTCGTGACGAACTACGCGTACTGGCTGCACGACGAGGAGAGCAGGGGAATCGGGGGCTTCGATGTGCTGGTGCTGGACGAGGCACATACTGCGCCGGATCAGATATCGGACTTCGCCGCGGTCGAGGTGGGTGAGGCCGGGCTGAGAGAGCTCGGGCTGCCGCTGCCGGGACAACGGGCGTTTCGGACATGGGCACCGGACACGATCGAGAGAATCGAGCGGGTGTTGACGGCGACGGTGGGCACGCTCGACATGGGAAAGCGGAAGCGAGCGCGGCGGTTGCAGCGCGATCTCGGTAGGCTGTGTCGACTGAGCGAGCAGGATTGGGTGGCGAGTGCGGATGCGAAGACGCGGCGCTGGCGCTGGGATCTCATCGAGCCTGGGCTTCTCGCCGAGGATCTGCTGTTTCGAGGCGCGAAGAAGGTGATCTTCGCGAGCGCGAGCGTGCGGAAGAAGACACTCGAGATGCTCGGAGTCGACCAGCATGTGAGCGTACATGAGCAGGAGAGCAGCTTCCCGGTGAGGCGGAGGCCGGTCTACTACTGGCCGGCCGTGAACGTGAAGCGGGGAATGACGGAGGCGCAGAGCGCGCAGTGGGTCGAGGCGATCGACCTCATCATCGACGCTCGGCGAGATCGCAAAGGCATCATTCATTCGGTCTCGTACGATCGGGCGTGGGAGATACTGCGGAGATCGCGGCACAGGACGAGCGGTATCTTCATCGTCGATAGTCGGAAGAGCAAGACTGCGGATCTGGTTGCAGAGTTTCGTGCGAGCGACCGAGCGCGTGTGCTCGTGTCACCCGCCGTGGCGACGGGGCTGGACTTCCCGTTTTCGCAGTGCGAGTATCAGATCATTCCGAAAGTTCCGTTTCCTGATCTCTCATCGCCGCTCGTACGTGCGAGACAGGAGCGAGACAAGACGTACGGTGCGTACTCGGCGCTTCAGACGATCGTGCAGGAGACTGGGCGTGGAATGAGGGCCGAGGACGATCAGTGCGAGACATTCGTGACGGACTCGAATCTCGGCTGGCTGATGGCGAGACACTGGAACTTCGCGCCGAGATGGTGGCACGCCGCGGTGAAGAGCGTGGATGGACGTGGGCTGCCACCGGCTCCACCCCCAGCGTTGAACATGGACGAGGACGTGGACTGTTGACAAGGGGGCACCGGCTGCGGTAGAGTCGGGGTCGAGCGTAGACGTCACATTACACGTGGAAAAGGAGAAGCAGCAGTGGCAAAATCCAAGCATGCGTCAACGAGACCGAGCGATGCGGAAAAGGGTGGGGGCGCGTTCGGGTTCCCCCCCGGCTCCGTAGTCACGATCACCGAAGCGGCGTGGGCGGAGGCTCAGGAGGCCGGCGAGAAGTTCGTCTCGCAGGGCGATCCCGAAGACCCCGTCCTCAAGCTGGTCGGCGAGATCGAGGGCGTCGAGGAAGACCGGCCTCCGGTCTACCTGCGGGCGGGCAAGGCGAAGCGCGGGCTCAGCCCGTCGAAGGACGGCGAGTTCCTCGACATCGCGGAGGGAAGCACGGCGACCGCGATTTCGGAAGGCTGCAACGCCGACGTGTTCCTGAAGTCCATCTCGGACAAGTCGGTTCACAAGAGCAAGGCGGTCCCGGAGGAGCTGCACGACGACGGGATCAGCGCGGTGCTGGTCGGGCTGAAGTTCGTGGCGGGAGCCATCGTCGTGAAGCGCGAGGGGCTGACGAACGTGCGCCCGACGCTCATCGCGGAGGAGATCGTCGAGCTGCCGAAGGCGGCGCGGAAGGGGAAGGCGAAGGACGAGGACGAGGACGAGCGGCCGGCGAAGCGCAGCCGCAGCGCGGCGTCGGACAAGGACAAGGACGAGGAGGAAGAGGAGCCGAAGCCGAAGGCGCGCGGCAAGAAGTCATCGGGAGACGAGTCCGAGAAGAAGGTCGAGCAGGTCGTGGTCGACGCACTCGAGGGTGGCAAGTACAAGAAGGGCCTGCCGCTCGAGAAGCTCTGGACGATCGTCTACAACGCGGTGCGCAGCGACGACGACAAGAAGGACTGCATGGCTCTCGTCGAGGACGAGGACTGGGTCTCGGGCGACCGGCCGTGGAAGGTCAGCGGCAAGGGCGACGCCGCCGTGCTGCTGCCCGTCTAGTCGAGAGGGCTCCCGGATTGGAATGCGCTCGTGACTGGAGCGTGGCCGGGGCGCTCCAGTCTCCATCAGTTCTGAAGCAAGACACGGAGGTTGGTGATGAAGGCAATCGTGAAGGCGGTTCAGCAGGAGCGCAAGGCTCTGCTGCGACAGCTCAAGCTGGTCGAGTCGACGCTGGCGAAGTTCGGTTCGGCGTCGACGGGGCGGAAGAAGCGGAAGTACACGCGGAAGGCGAAGGTCGCGGCGAAGGCTGCCGCGCCGGTCAAGCGCGGCAGGAAGCCGGTCGTGAAGGACAACCCCGCGGAGATCGAGCAGAGGCGTGAGCGGGCGCGGGCTGCGCGGCAGGAGCCGACTCCGGCGCGGCTGTAGACGGACGACGAGTGGATCGAATGCGAGCCTCCCGTCTCGACATCGACATCGAAGCCGAGCTGGCTCGGTTCCAGGCCCGGCGGGTAACGCATCGCTCGCCGGGCCGTCATCTGTCCGAGGTCATGCGGTACATCATGACGAAGCTCAAGCCGGAGAGGTTCGGCGGGGACGGGGAGATCAAGCCGGCGATGGCACAAGGCGGGTTCATATGGGAGGACACGCTGTCGTGGGTGTTCGGAAGGCAGCTCGGCATGCGGCAGATCGAGGTCGAGCAGGACGGGATCTTCCTCACGCTCGACGGCTTCGACACGGAGCAGTGGCGGACGAGAGAAGCGAAGTCGACGAAGATCAGCGCGGCGAACGGAATCAGCAGCGAGAGGTTCTGGCACTGGCACGTCCAGATCATGGCCGGCTGCCGCGCGATGGATACGACGGAGTGTGAGCTGATCGTGCTGCATGCGAACGGCAGCTACGAGATGGCGGGCGGCAGGTTCGGGGAGCCGGTTGCGAATCCGTGGCTGGTCGGATACACGCCGAGAGAGATCGAAGAGAACTGGCGGATGATACTGCGGGCGAGAGACCGCATGGAGAATGAGCAGTGAAGGACAAGGACAAGGACAAAGACAACCCGACACCGCGCGAGCTCGGACTCCGCTCGGACTCGTTCGTCACCGCAACCTCCACCACCCTCACCAACCGTGTCATCGCGAGTATCGAGGGTGGGCCGAAGACCGGCAAGGATCACTTCTCGGTGACGGCACCTGATCCGATCGTCATCTTCAACTTCGACTGCGGTCTCGAGGGTGTGATCGAGAAGTTCGTGAAGAAGGGGAAGCGGATCACGGTCGCCGGGGATCCGAAGCTCAAGTCCGGCGGGAAGTATCCGAGCTACCACTTCGCGCGGCCGGTGCCGATGCGGGGGGAGAGCCGGCGCGACTCGGCCTACCTCGAGCGCGTGAAGGCGTTGGCCTATCCCGTGTGGGAGAGGTTCATCAGCGACCTCGACGAGTTCTATCGGTCGGATGCACGGACGGGGATCGTGGATACGGGCGGAGCGGCGTACGCGCTCGCGCGGTTTGCGTTCCACGGCATGGACAAGGGCAGGCCGAACGCGAAGGACGATCCGTACGGCTCGAAGTCCGGCGACATGAAGGCGATCTTCCAAGGGCTCATCACCGACGGATACAACTACGACAAGAACGTGTTGTGGCTGCACCGGATCAAGGAGGAGTGGAAGTCGAACGCTCCGACCGGGCAGTACGTGAGCGACGGCTACAATCAGGCCCCGTACGAGATGCAGGTGGTGATGCGGACGGCGAAGGTGAAGGGTGTGTTCTCCGTGGAGGTCAAGCACTGCCGGTTGGATACTGCGATGGAGGGTGAGAAGTTTGAGGGGCGGGCGTGCAGCTTTCCGACTGTGATGTCGGCGGTGACGGGGACGGATGCGGAGGAGTGGGAATGAGCGACGACAACGCTTTCTATCCTCCCATCATGACCGACGAGTCCTTGCCGAAGGGGACGATCTGGTTCATCCCGACACGAGAAGACGGCGAGTCGAGGACGGACTGGAAGAAGCGCTGGGTCAAGGTGGTGGATCTCGAGTCGCCAAGACTGGACCCGCCCGCCGAAGGAGGAGAAGCGATGACGAAGCGCAAGCCGCGCAAGGTCCACCGCGTCGTGCTGGGACACGGCACCCTAGGGTTCGACGGCGTGTGCCTGATGCTGGAGCCTGACAGGCTGCGGGTACATTGCGACCGGTTGGTACTGCTGACCGAGAAGTCACCCTTGGGCACCCTGATCTGGGAGCCTGACCCGCCGAAGGAGAAGAAGCGATGAAGGGCGAGACCGAAGCCGAGGCCGCATGGGACAGCGCGTGCTTCAACGCGCGCCGCGCAGAGGTGGCCGAGGCCCAGCTGGCGGCGGCGCGTCTGGACCTCGCGCACGAGGAGGCGCTGCACGTCGAGACAGCCAAGTATCTCCAGGCGATGCTCGACGCCGCAGACGAGGCTGCCGCCGGGGACTTGGTGGCTGGCCCCGCGCTGACTTTCTCCGATCCGCGCATGCAGTGGGAACAGCTCCCCGCCCGGCCCCACCGGGGGAGCCTGCCGTGGGCCACACATCGAGGCGTGCTCCGCTTGGTCCCGGGGCTAGAGCTGGAGTGCATCCAGCTCTCGGACGGTAGGCGGGTGATCTCGCAGGAGTCCCTCGCGGCGTTCCTGGCATGGCTGGGGAGCGAAGGCGAGTGCGAGGAAGAGGCGAGGCCGATGAACTACCACTACCTGAGTTGCCCGAACTGCGGAGAGGACATCTTCGAGCGCACGGGGCCGTGGTGGCATGAGGACGAGACGGAGACGTGTCCGACGTGTGGTGAGGTCTGCCGCGTGCGCGTGGACGACGACGCTGACGTCGTCTGGGCGTCGAGAGACAACGTGGTTGGGGACAAGGGGTAGACGCGCGGCCGGCGCCGGGAGGAGTGGGAGTGAGATGGCTAGCGTTTACCCATACTCAAGAGGATCGAAGAGCTCGCGACGAGAAGGCGCTGCTGAACTCGACGGTTGTTGAGATCAGTGGCGGGTTCTGGGACACCGCGATCTGTGTCGTGCGCGCGGTCGACGGCAAGCTGTGGGAGCTGCATGCAACGTCGGTTAGTTGGTGGCTCCAGGAGCGGAAGTAGATGGAAGCCGGCATCCTCTACATCGACACCGCGGTCGGGAGCAAGGAGCTCGAGCCCATCCTCCGCCGTCGCGGCGTGAAGTGCTCGCTCTATCCGAGACTGCCGGCGGACTTCGCGTGTGTAGGCCGCGGGAAGGCCGGAGCGGACTGGAAGATCGGGGTCGAGCGGAAGACCCTCGGAGATCTCGGATCCAGTCTCGTGATGAACCGTCTCTTCGGCACGCAGCTACCGCGCATGCTCGACGAGTACGATCGGATCTGGCTGCTGATCGAAGGCATCTTCCGGCCGGGCGATGACGACGCGATCGAGGTCTGGCGCGGAGGTACGTGGGTGGCGAGCCGCGTCCCGCTCACCTGGAGCGCGCTGCAAGGCTGGCTGCTGACGTACGACGAGGCGGTCGGTGGGAGAGGGCGGCGGTGGCGGACGAGCAGCGACGGCGAGACCGCGGCGTGGCTCGGAACTCTCCTCCGCTGGTGGAACAAGAAGTACGACCAGCACGCCGGGCATGTCGCGATCGAGCTCAACATGCAGATGCCCGACAAGATCCACGCCATGATCCACAAGCCGAACCGCGTGCAGAAAGCCGCGTTCGCGTACGACAAGATCGGGGCGAAGACTGCGCTCAAGGTCGGTCGGTACTTTCGATCGGTTGCGGAGATGACGGATGCGACGGAGGGGGAGTGGCGGAAGGCTGGGCTGGGGAAGAAGGATGCGGCGTTCGTGTGGCGGTGGCTGAGGGAGAGAATATGAGGATGCCATTCGGCAAGCACAAGGGTGAGCAGCTCGAGGATCTGGACGACGGGTATCTGCGCTGGATCGCTGAGAATGTGACGAGCGACGCGGCACTGGTCAAGGAAGCCGAGGAGCAGCTCACGATGCGCGAGGGCGGGGGGCGGTGGGTGGGTGGAGGGTGTGGGGCGAACCGACTATGAGAATGCTATCCGCCCGCTTCTGCTTCTGTCCGTACTGCGCTCACCCGCTGCCCGATCCGTACCTCGTCGGCGATCACCGCCAATGCTCAGTCTGCGGCTGCTGCCTGACGTGCGAGGAGCGGTCGTCGAAAGGGTGGTTGAAGTGTCATCGAGCTCCGACTCCGCGACCGTCACCGCGTCGCGCGAACAAGATCGAGCCCGTCTCCGACTGATCGTCGAAGCCTTCTTAGCCTGCCGAGAGTTGCCGGCAGTAGCGCTCGTCGCACGGCAGTTCCGGTATGAGACGGGGAGGGTGGCGGATGCGGACGAGGTCGAGCGAGCTATCGAACGAACCACAGCCTGAAGACGATCCGGACCGCATCCACGGTGCCGGTCCGATCCCCTGCGACGGGATGGCGGTCGGTGAGGCCGGCGGCTACAACGAGCACATCTCCCATCGGCCGTTCGTAGGCAAGGCGGGATCGGTCTTTACGGCTTACTGCCGCGCCTCCGGTCTCGCTCGCCCCGACATCTTCGTCACCAACCTTTATCCGTTCTGGACGGGGTCCGGAAATCCGGACCCGACACCGGCTCAGATCGCCGGCTCCGAGCACATCCTTCGAGCTGACATCGCGAGAGTGAAGCCGCGGGTGATCGCGACGCTCGGGCGGATCCCGACCCGCTGGTTCCTCGGCGACGTCGACATGGAGATGGTGCATGGGACGCCGTGCGTGTCGGCGCGCGCTCCGCGCACGGTCATCGTTCCGTGCTACCACCCGGCGGCTGGCTTCTACAACCCGGAGCTCGCGAGCTTCGCGCAAGACGATCTGCTGCGGTTCGCATATCTCCTCCGCAACCCGGTGAAGGCGCGGCGGCGACCGAAGTACAAGGTCGTGTGGAAGCGGACTCCGCGCCCGGAGTACGTCGGGGGGTTCGTCGATACCGAGGGACTCGTCCCGCGGCCCTGGGGGTTTAGCTGGTCGAAGGACGGGCGAGTGGCGGAGGTGGTGCTGTATCGGCCCGGATGGAAGCCGCCTCGACTCCGCGGCCGCATCGTCTTCCACAACGCCCTCCACGATCTCCCCGTCCTCCGTGCGATGGGCATCGACACGAGCGAGATCGACGTCGACGACACGATGGTGATGGCGTTCAACCTGCGGCTCGAGCCGCAAGCCTTGAAGGCTCTCGCCTTCCGCCACTGCGGCATGAAGATGGCGAGCTTCGAGGACATCGTGCGGCCGTGGTTCAATCGGGAGGCGGTCGCGTGGCTACGGAAGGCGGCGGAGTTCGAGTACGACAAGCCTGAGCCGATCGCGGTCGCGGATCTGGCGAAGCGGAAGTGGCGAGAGTACAAGCCGCAGGGGTTGGGGCGGAGGATCGGGAATCTGCTGAAGTCGTACGAGACGAAGCCTGACGAGACGAAGCTCGAGAAGCGCTGGGCTGAGATCGGCGAGACGCAGTGGATCGACTTCACGCGGGAGTTCCAGGCGAAGGCAACGGCGAATGTCGGCAGGGAGTTTCCTGACTTCGCGATCTTCAGCGTGCCGCGGAAGAAGGCCGTGGCGTATAGCGGGCTGGATGCCGTGGCGACGGCGCTCATCGAGCCAAGTCTCAAGCGGATGGTCGAGGAGAAAGGTCTCAGTCGCGTCTACGAGATGGATCGGAAGGCTCTCCGCTTCGTCGACCGCATGCAGGAGGTCGGGCTGCGGATCGACCTCGAGAAGCTGCGGGCGCTCGAGGCCGAGCTCAGCGAGCTGCGGGAGGAGCGGGCAGCCGACGTCCGGCGCATCGTCGGGGATCGCTGGTTCAATCCGGGGAGCAGCGATCAGGTGTCGGGGTGGCTGTACAAGGCGAAGGGGCTGCCGGTGCTGCGGTATACGGACACGGGCCGCGGGAGCACGAGCGACGAGTCGCTGATGATGCTGCGGGGGTATCACTCGAAGGGCGACCCGGATGTCCGGGCGTTCATCGAGGCTGAGCAGGACTACCGGGAGGCGGACAAGTACCATGGGACGTTCGTGCTGCCCGTGCTGCGATACATGAGACAGGACGCGAGTGGGGATTGGAGACTGCATCCGAACTTCCGTGTGACGCGTGTGATCAGCGGGCGGAACTCGAGCCACGAGCCGAACGTGCTGGCGTTCCCAACTCGCACGGAGCTCGGGAAGCGAATCCGGTCATGCTTCGTAGCGAGAGACGGCCACCTCATCCTCTCGTGTGATGCGAGCCAGATCGAGCTGCGGGTGATGGCACATCACTCGCGGGATCCGAAGATGGTGCGGGCGTTCGAGGCCGGAGCGGATCTGCACGCGCTCACGACGACGCTGATCTTTCGGATCGCACTGGAGGAAGTGGCGAAGTATCCGGCGAAAAGGTACGTCGCGAAGACGATCAACTTCGCGGTGATGTACGGCATCTCGCCGCAAGCTCTTCTCGAACAGCTCTACAAAGCGGGGATCTTCGACTTCACGTTACGTGACTGCGAGAGGTTCATCGCCGAGTGGTTCGCGGCGTACCCGTCAGTCCGTCGCTACCTCAAGAAGCTGTGGGAGCAGGCGGAGAAGGACGGGTTCGTGCGGGATATGTGGGGGAGGATGTGCTACGTGCCGAATCTCCGTGTGCTCGACGGCCCGATGCGGGAGGCGGCGCAAAGGCTCGCCGGCAACATGCCGATTCAGGGCGGGGCGCATGGGCTGGTGAAGCGGGCGGAGATAAGGTGCGGGGAATGGATCGAAGAAGAAGGGCTGCGCGATGCCGTCCAGCCGTGGTTGCAGATCCACGACGAGTTGCTGCTGGAGGTGAAGGAGGAGAGGATGGCGGAGGTCGCGGAGGTGGTCGAGCACATGATGCGGGCGGATCAGCGGATGGTGAGTGTGCCGATCACGGCGAACAGCAAGGCCGGGAGGAGCTGGGGGAAGATGGCGGGGTGGAGCGCATGACGCCGTTGACAAGTAGGCAACACTCTGCTACCGTGCTCCTCGGAGGTTGAAGATGGCGAAAGAGACGAAGACGAACACGCCCGCACCGACCGCGACCGACGTCCCGGACTACACGACGATCGTCGGCCTGAAGCGGACGAAGATCGCGGAGCTCGTCGAGGAGTTCAACGACGTTCGGATACAGATCGTGCTCCTCGAAGCGCGGAAGAAGGTGCTCGCCGCGGAGGGCTCGAAGATCCTCATCAAGGTCGGGGTCAGGAGCGTGATGGTGAACGAGCTGCGAACGACGCTGCTCGAGGGCGTGAGCAAGCGGATCAGCGGGCGGAAGTTGTACGAGCTCGGTGTGAGCGAGGAGCTGATCGAGAAGGCGACGAGCTCGACGCCGTGGACGAGCCTGAAGGTGACGGAGCCGGGGGAGAACAGGAAGGGCGGCGAGGAGTAACGGACGATGCCGATTCCATTCTCGAAGACGTTCGACTGCGTCGGCTGCGGGATGCGTTGCAACACGGCCGTGTACGTAGCCCGGACCAGCGCAGCGCGCGTCGAGGACCGAGTGAAGTCATGCTTCTGCTCCGTGTGCTGGCCGAATCACAGGCTGGCTGAGCTGGAGGATCGGCTGGAGAGTCTGATCACCGACTTCGGGAAGTGGAGACGGGAGAAGTAGCGATGTCTGCTGAGGATCATCTGGAAGAGGTCGTTCATGTCGTGGCTGGGGACGGAATCCACTGCTCACGCTGCCTCGATCTGATCTGCGCTCCGCTCGCCAGATCGTTCCGTCCATTCGAGCGCATCGTGGTGGTGGGTCGGGATCCGCACTCGGCCTGGAGGACGTTCCGCAGCCCGACTTGTCGAGCGCCCTTGACCTCGGCTAGAATCCAGTAGCAGGGGAAACGCTGGGGAGCGGGGGGGCGCACGGTTTTCCCAACCGGGTTAGCCCCTCCCCCTGCTAGACGCGGGCCGCTACTTCCCCTCGGTGAAGAGCTTCTGCTTCAGTTGCTGGATCTCCCGATTCAGCATGTAGATCGTGAGGTCGCGCTCGCCGAGCAAGAGCTGGACCTCCCCGATGCTGAGCTGGATCTGAGGCTGAGGCTGCGCTGGAGTGGCCGGTGTGTCCATCGCGCTACGCTCCGAATCCCAGCGTGATGAGGATTTGCAGCAGCGTGATGAGGTGCGACTCGATCGCTGCCTGCGATGTCGTGTCATCGTATCCCTGGCCGAGGAGCATGTCGGTACGGACGAACCACTCGACCGCCTGCCCGCCCTGCGCGAGCTGTAGCGCGATGCGGACCTTCTGCGCGTACTGCGCACTGCCGGGGTTGAGCGCCGCCACGACCTTCGCGGTGTTTACGTATGCGAGCTGTAGTTTCTGGTCGAACGTCATCGAGTCCCCCTTACCATGTCGCGATTGCGACTCTCTTCCATGTGTTGGTGGCTGTGCAGATGTAGATGTACGAGGCGTCCCAGCAGATGGACCCCACGTCTCCAGCCGCAGCGGCACTCGCCGGAGTCTTCGCCGTGCGCAGCCGCATTGTGTCACCGTTCGCGTCGAAGATCGTAGTTGGCGCGGTCGTGCCGATGCCGACGTTACCGGCATTATTTATCCTAAACAATGTTGTTGCCGCCCCACCCGGGGGATATCTTCCAATGGCGGCGAAATCTCCTGCGGGATTCATGGTGAAAAACCATGTAGATTTTGTCGCGTCGGATTGTGCGACGGTTGGTAAATCCCAGTTGGATAAGAATAGGGCGGCTCCGAGGACATTTTGATACATTGCGCTATCAAAAGTCGCGTCAGTGCTACGAACGATAAACCCTGAATTACCGGAAAGCGTGATCGTGAGCCTGCCCGTCATCGAATCGCCGGCCTTGGCAACTGCCTCGGCGTCGACGAATGCGGTCGTCGCAATCTGCGTGGTCGTGGTGCCGACCGCCGCCGTCGGTGCTGCCGGAATGCCCGTGAATGTTGGGCTCGCGAGATTCGCCTTCTCCGTATCCAGCTCGTTCACCGCCGCCTGCACCGTGGTCGCCGCGATCCCACCTGCCGGGGTGTTGGCGACATCCGCGCCGATCAACTGACGCGGATCCCATGTGTGGGTGGCGCTCGCGAAAATCAGCACGTCGAGGTCGACAGGGGTCTCGACCTTCACGCCGGACAGCTCGCCGAGCGACGGCAGCACTCGCACGTCCACGTCGATTGTGAAGTTCGTTCCCGCGTCCTCGTCCGCGAACACCGTGCCGACAACCACGAGCGGCGTCGGTGCGGTCGGGCGCGTCTTCGTGATCGACCCGTCCGACTTCGCCCACAAGATATCGCCCGCCGCCCACGTCTCGCTGTTCTGCTCCGTCACCGCTCGCAGATACCCGCGCATCATCGTCGCGACGGGCTCGCCGTACGCGGACGCAGTCGCCGTCACGCCAAGGAGCTTGTGCGCAGTTGCCAATCCAGGCTGCTCATAGGCAGCAGGCGTCCATGGGATGACGGCCGGCTTGCCGCCGATGACAGAGTCGATCTGGACTAGTGTGAATCGCGCGATCGTTGCCATGGTCTATGTCACCGGCTTCCACGGCTTCGTCCACAGCCCGATTACGCCCTGCGCGTGGGCGACGTTGCAGGCATACACCGTCGCTTCGCCCCCCATGACGTTCGTGCCTGCGGTCACGATCTTCGTCGTCTGGAGTGCGAGCTTGTACAGCAGCGGTCCGATCGCATCGCAGTAGAATGGCCGCTGACTCGGAGTGGCGGGGTGACTGGCGTGATTGGGCGAGCCTTGAATATCCAGCCCGTAACGGTCCACTCGACCATTGATGTTGTCAAGGAGGATCGCGCCGCCATGGGACAGTATGTAGTCCACCTTGGTGTTGTACACCGCTGACCCCTGGTACGTCTCCGTTGTCGAGAGCGTGGTATCGAGTAGGATCAGCACGTCGTAGTCGAGTGGCTCGTACCCGTTGAACTTGTTCCCGAAGCCCGTAAGCGTCACCGTGTGCCCGAGCCGCGCTAGACCAGCGTTGAACGCCGAGCCGTACGCTCCAGCTCCCGCCGCGGCGCTCTCCGACTGCACTTCCAGCAACGACAACGCTCCCGACGGCTTGTTCGCGCCCCATCGCAGCATCGCATCGAGCGCAGCGTCGGAATCGTCTGGATACGTGTCGTAACCGTAGAATCCGGCATTCTCATTCTTGTTCCAGACGAGACCGCCCACGCTGATCAGCCGTCCGTAGTCCGGAGATGCACTGATACCGATCTTCACGTCCCATCCGCCAGGGATGATCATGTCCCGTTCACCGCCGCCAGGCAGCCCCAGCCGAGCGCCACCAGCACGACCGCGGCGCCGCTCCCGCTCCGCACGTATGCGATGAGCGTGTCTTCGACCGAGTCCCACGAGACGATCCCCTCCGCCGCCGTGTAGCTCGTGCCCGCCGCAACGCTGACATCCATGTCGACGTGCGTCGGGTCGGTGATCGAGTGCTGATCCATGTCGAGTGCGCCGGTCATCGGGCGCGCTCCGGTGAGGATCAGATACTGCGCGTGATCGTCGTCGGCGAGTCCGGTCAGCCCGCCGTGGTCTCCACCTCCACCGCCCGCCGGGACTGCCCATGTGCCATCCGCCTTGAGATACTTCCCCGCCGCCGCATCGCCTGTCGCCGGAGCCGGCACCGTGCCCTTCGTCCCGCCAGCCCCGGCGTCTCCGCCGAAGTTGCTGACATCGAGCGTGCGATTCGTGGTGAGGTCGCCGCCCCCGGTGAGCGGTGCCGTTGTGGAGATCGTCCGCGAGGTCGGGACTCCGGTCGTATCCGGTGGCACCTCCCATCCGCCGCTCGCCTTCAAATACTTCCCCGCCGCCGCGTCACCGGTAGCAGGCGCGGGTACTGATCCTTTCGTCCCCCCCGCCCCTGCGTCTCCACCGAAGTCGGAGATCGCCAGCGTGCGGTTCGCGCTCAGATCCCCCCCGCCCGTGAGAGGTGCGGTGGTGGAGATCGTCGTCGTCTCTTGCACGTACTGCGTGTGGTCGTCGTCTCCGAGCCCGGTCAGCGCCCCGTGATCCATGGTCGACCACTTCACGCCGGCCGTCTCAACAGCGTCGACCGTCAGCACGAGAGCCGCTGTTCCCACGGGCAAGCGCACCGGGTCGGTTCCGTTGTGCGCGACAAGATCACCCTTCGTGGTGAGGATGCCAAGGCGGTGCGTGTGAGCGTTGAGCGAGACGCTCGGCCCGTCGCCCTGAGCCGAGACCGTCGCCACCGTGCCCGGCGTCCCAGCGGTGTCCAGCGCGTGCTGGTGGGATGCCGAGGCCCAGCCGTCCGACTCTGCCCCAGCAGCTGCACTCACCCCGCCCTCGATGTCAGGCGGCGCGATATCGTTGAACCCCGGCGGAATACCGCCCGTGATATTCGCGTGTAGCTTCTCGAGAAACTCCTGGAGCTCCTGTGCGTACTCGGTTGGATTGCGGCCAACGATCCGAGGCGGTGTGTCGACGGTGCGACTCGAGGCGTACTTCATCTCTCCGCTCTCCAACGCCGCTCCGCCGCTCTTCGCGCTCTCGCCGTGACAGGTGCGCGGTAGTGATTGAGGATGGCGAGGATGGCGTCGTACTTCGTGCGCGCGCCTGGATCCTCGGGAGAATCGGCGTCCGGCAGCGCACGATAGGAGGACTTCCGAGTGAGCCGGGCCACTTCACGCACTCCCCGCGTCACCGCATTCGCGATCTGCTCGCGCTCACTCTCCGAGTAGTAGATGCGCTCCTCGCCGACACGGAAGAAGCGCGGCGTGGGTTCGAGCGACTTCCCGAGCCGCACGATCTCCGTCGCAGCGTCGGCGATCGGCCCGGTCTGGACGGTCGAGCGTGTGAACGGCAAGAGGAGACGCTCAACCGGTGTGCCCTTGCGTTCTCGCTGCTCTCCGGTCGGCTCGAGCTGCGGCGGGAGGAGCTTCGAGAGGAACGGCACCTGCGCTTGCATCGGGCTGGTCGTGAACGCCTCGGTTTCGCGGTAGATCGGATCAATCGCGCGGGCGAGATGGCCGACCGGCACGACGCCGACGATGTTCGGGATGAGCGACGCCTGGAGACCGCGGATGGCGGACAGACCCTCGCGCTGCGGGTCCGTCAGGATCTTCGTGAGCGCGCTGAGTCCGGTGACGAACGTCTGATCCATGACGTTGTCCGAGAACGACGCGACGCCTTTCTGGATGAGCTCCGCCCCCGTGTCGATGTCCTTGCGCTCCCAGGCTTCGGCGATGTCCGCCGCCATCCCGATCAGGATCGAGAAGGGAGCGAGGCGCTGATAGGAGATGTACTGGTCGCCGATCTTGAATGACCGCGGCTGCCAACCCGTGTTCTTGAGGAGCTGGGCTTGCTTTGGATCGGCAGGTCCGCCACCGGTCAACCCGCCTTGGAGGGCGAGACCAGCCGCGGACAGCATGAAGATGCTGCCGAGACCGGACTTCACCATGGCCTCGATGAATGCCGGGTCGTCGAATCCGGGCTCGCCCTTCGCATACTTGCGGAGCGCCCAGGCCACCGCGATCGGCGTGCGCTTCATCCCCTCGGCGAGGATGTTGAAAGGTGTCTTCCAGAAGGGGAAGAGGAGCTCGAGCGCTGGATGAGCCTGCACACCATCGCGGAAGTTACCCATGGCTCTCCGCACCGAGTTCCCGACGAGAGCCTCCTGGAACGTGTCGGAGGTGGAAGCGTTCCGACCCCCTTCGATCGCCTCTCGATAGCCGGGCTTCTTCCACAGCTCGAAGTGCGAGAACGGGTCCGATGCGAGGCGGCGGAGCTCGTCGTAGATGCGGTCGGATGCATGAGAGACGGCCTCGCCAGGAGAGCGGCGTTCGACATCGTGCGCCATCCGGTTCGCTCTCGCCGCCCACTCCTGATTCCGAATGATGTGCTTGTAGAAGTTGTCGAAGGCGTCGAGGAACTTGAAGGGGATGCGCACGAACTCCCCAGTCTTTCCACCGATAGCGCCGAAGAGCTGTCGGAGGTTGGGCTCGTCATAGAACGACCCCATCTCGAGGCGTCGCCCGAGATCGGGTGGTCGGAGGTTGGCGATATCCCCGATATCCAGCTTGAGCCCGTCCCACGCCTCTCGCAGTCCCATCCGCGTCGACTTCATGCGAGCTGCGGCCTCGCTGATGAAGCGCTCCTGGGAGCGCCCCCGCAGACTGGTGAAGGCGATGTTCGCGGGAATAGAGACAGCGTGCTCGAGGTTGCGGAGTGCGAGGAATCCACCGGTGCTAGTGACGTTGACGATCTGCGTTGGGATGCCGAGGAGACCGGCCTTCCAGAACTCGATGAAGCGGTTGAAGTAGCTCGGCTTGGTCGCCTTTCGGAATGCGGTGATGAACTCAGACCAATTCGCGGCCGGTCCGAGCTTCCGCTGATCCATGAACATCTCGTAGAACTCTTCGGCCTTCGGCTTCTTGACATGGGAGTTCGACAGCGCTCCCATGAATCGAGAGCGGAAAGTCTCTTCAGCGGTGAGCGGTGCGAACGTCTGGTTGAGAGCTTGCAGCATCCGTGCGACGCGCGTGGTGTGCGGGAGAAGCGTGAAGATCGCGTGTTCACTGCGGAGGACGGCTTGAGCGAGCAGATCGTTCGTCACCGTGACGTTCGAGCGGGCTTCGCTCTCCGCGACCGTGTCGCCGGACTTCTTGGCTGTAGCGAGGTCTCTCTCCGCAGCCACGAGTCGCGTTCGGTACTCGTCCACCTTGGCCGAGAACGTCACGGCGACCGTCTTGAGGAGCGCGAGATCAGCAGGGGTCTGGATCGTCCTCGCCACCGCCGCCATGTCGACGAACTCCTCCGGCGTGTGAGTGCCGAGGACGACCTTCATGTCCTCGCGCAAGCGCTCGCGCGTGTAGGGGACGGCTCGGGAGGCGGGATCACCTCCGACCCTCTGGATGGCCTCCCGCATCTTGACCGCCATCGCCACCACCATCCGCTGCTCGTCCGACATGGCGTCGGGGTGGATCTTGGTGACGTTGTAGCCGATGTCGAATGGGCGTCGGGGGCCGGCCGCTTTCATCCGGGCCTGCACGTCGGGCGGGAGAGCGCGGACGGCCTCGAGCTGTTTGAGGTAGCGATCCGCGGCCTCTGGGTGGCCGGAGTAGCGTGCGGTTTCGGAGGCGAAGAAGCGTGCGAAGTGGTCTTCGACTTCCTGCGCGTGCTTGGCCGATCCGAGGGTGACGCTCGAATCCGTGAGCGTAGCGGCGGCTGAGGGAGATGCTACTCGCCCGCGTTCGACCTCTCGTCCCAGGTGCTCAGGTACTCCAGCACCTCCGGCGTCAGCACCTCCCCTATCCCCGGTGCCGGATCGAACTCCTGCGGCCGCGCCTGGATCGCCCGGAGGTATAGGTCGGATGGGTCGTACCCCAGGCGGAACGCCATGAGAAGCGCCTGCTCGATCTCCCGTGGATCCGGGTTGACCGGGCGGATGGACTGCTTGATCTGTCCGAGCACGAGATCCTGTGGGGACGGAGACGGCGGAGACGGGACCGGGACCGGGACCGGACTTGACACGTTCAGCTCCTTCCTTGTAACGCTCGAACGCAGTGCGATAGGACGGGTACACCTCATCGAGCTGGGCAGAGAGCGGCGAGAGTGTGTCCTGCACGCGGCGGACGAGGTCGCCGTAGATCGGCGACACCGTGCGTATGACGTCCGAGTACGCGCGTGAGAACGCTACGTCAGCGGTCTCTGCGACGTGACGAGCGAGGTTGAGAGACTTGTGCGTGATCTCGTGGAGGATGAGATCGACGGTGGAACGGGCTGTGAGGTAGTTGAGCGCATCCGCGCGTGCTTCTCCCTCGAGCCCGGCAGGCACTTCGGAGAGCGCCCGGTGACGGCTGTGAAGAGAGTTGATGTAGACGCCGTCATCGAGACGGACGCCCTCGAGCGCCGGGGACGACATGAAGCCGCCGAGGCTCGAGGGGAGCTTGGTGAGGCGAGCTGCGTCGGAGATGACGCGGGAGACAGCGGCGACGTAGTCCGAGCTGAGGACGGAGTGGAGGGGCTGGACGAGATCCGCGGCGTCGCCCTCGAAGTCCACGACTCGAGCGTTGGTGGTGGGATCGACCGAGGAGCGCTCTACGGCCTGTCTCCACACCGAGCCTCGTTCGGCGACGAGCTCGTCGGTGAGGAAAGCGGAGGCGGAGGGCGAGGGAAGCTCGCGCTCGAGCTTGTTGGCGATCCCGTCAGCGATCTTGCTCGCGCTCTTCTTGTTACCTTCCGAGATGCCGAGGTCCGATGCGATCCGGCGAAGGTCGATGATGTGCTGGGAGTTGAGCTGCCCCTTGCTGGCCTCCGCCTCCCAGCGCAGACGCGAGACGGAGCCAAGGATGCGGTGGAGAAGATCGCGACCACTGTCGGAGGTGACGTGGCGCGTCCAATCGGCTGTGGAGAGACCCTCGGGGCGGGTGGGGATGTCGACAGCATAACGCGGGACCGGGCGGGGAGCGGGTTTGGCGGGTTCGACGGATGCGGCGGCAGGCTCGATGAGAGCGTGCTGCCCCGCGTCCAGCGCGGCGACACGGAGGACTCCCTCGTCGGAGACAGCGCTGCGGCCGTGCAGGCTCTTGTCGAGACGTGCGGCCTCCCCGTTCGCGATCACGTCATCTATGAACGATGTGTTCTTGCCGCCCGGAGCCTTGACCTTGAGGAAGTCCTTGAAGCGGTCGCCGAGATGTTTGCGGAGAAGTTTCTCGATCTCCACCGGCTTCGGAGGGGGCTCCTCGAGGAGGAGACGGCGGATATTCTGCGCGTTTTTCTCACTGGCCTCGGCGCGTCTGAAGATGGCGTCGACATCCGTCAGCGTCTTCTGGCGGAGGGCCGCGGCTTCTTCGGTCTTTCCCGCGGCATCGAGCGCGGCTGCTTTCGCTTCACCCTTCCGCGACGCGACCTCGGCGCGAGCCTCGCCGGAGGCGCGGTGGAGAGCGTCGTCTCGACCGAGACCTTCGAGCCAGTCTGTCAGCTTATCCTGTAGAAGCTGCTCGGCTCCGGGCAGTCCCCTGTAGGTGTCGGTCCTGCGGATCTGTCGCTGGATGCGTCCGGCGGGGGAGCGAGAATCGTAGAGGAATCCCCCCTTGCTCCAGTCTGCCATCTCGATCTCTTCCGGCCGTGTCGTGCCGACGAGGCGCGGAGCCGCAACCGCCATCTGCTTCGGATCGAGCTCACGGATGTTGCGGGGTCGACCGCCAAACATCTCGGGGTTGCGCTCGGCCGCGGACATCACCAAGTGGAGCTCAGCCACTGTGACGGTTGGGTCGGCGAGCCTCACACCTTGGCCTGGGTCCAAGCCGCGGGACTTGCCCAGGAAAAGCTCGGCCCCGGCGCGGAAGGCTGCCTTCTGGTAGCGGTAGACAGGGGGAGCGAGGTAGGCAGCTTTGCTGGTAACGCCATTCGTGGTCCCCTTCTGCATGATGCGGCTCGTAGCTGGCTCGTCGACGAGGAACGCTCGCATCCACTCGAGCGGCCCGGTCCCCGCTGCGATATCGGCTTCGACCGCGACCGGACCTCTCGTGACTGGCGATGTGGGGGCGGGGGTGCTTCTCCGCCCCTCCCGCATGTCCCGCGCCCACTTCTGCCTCGTCGCCTCATGCAGGTCGGAGGCGCGTGCGGTCTCTTCGGCGGTCAAGGGTGTGGGTGCGGGCCGCGCGAGCGCCAATCGCTCCAGGCGCTCGGCACCGGGCGCGGGGACGCGCGGACGCCCGGCCGGGAGGCTCTCGTAGATCATCTCCCGCGGCTCGGGCGGCTCGGGCTTCAGCTCCTCCATCCTCTCCGCCCGCCGCAACTCCGGCATCGGAGGACCGACACCGCGGCGGAGGGCGTCTTCGACTGCGGTCGTGAGCTCGATGTCGCGATCGGCGAGCGCCGGTCCCCAGCGCTCGGGGTCGGATGCGACGAAGTCTCGGATCTCGAGGAGCTCGGCTCGGGCGGTTGTGAGCTCGGCCGGCGTGCGGATGGCGCGGGGGATGGGGGTGGGCTCGATCGCCGCGGCTTCCGGCCGATCCGGTGCGGCGGCGATCTCCTCCATGCGCGCGCGCGCTCCGGGCTCGTGCTGGCGTGCGGCGAGTGCGTCGAGCGTGAGAGAGGCGGAGGGGGCGGAGGGTTCGGGCGGAGGAGGCCGCGTGCCTCGAGCCTCGCGACCGGGGCTGACGAGCTGGTTGAGCACGGCTCGGGTGGCGGAGTTGGCGTCGCCTGGGAAGACCGCCTGGACGTGAACGGGGGTGAGGAGATGGAGAGGGACGCCGGTCTCGCTGGAGATGGTGCGGAGAGCGTCGTCGGCCTGGGCGCGGAGAGCGGGGTCGGCGAGCTGACGGCGGATCTCGGCGCGGGTGATGACGGCGGGGGCGGGAGCGGGAGCGGGAGCGGGAGCGGGAGCGGGGGCGGAGACGGGGGCGGAGACGGACTCGGCAGGCTCAGCGTCAGCGTCTCGAACCTCCTGGAACCAGGAGGGACGGACTCCATCAGCGGCCGGGGCGGGTGCGGCCGGCGGTCGCGCAGAGGGAGCGGCGGTGTCGCGCGGCACGGCAGCGTCGACGGGTGCGTCGGGCGCGTCGGGCGCGGCTGTGGGGGAGACGGGCGGAGCCGGCTGCCCCCCGGCCTTCACCTTGTACCCAAGACCAGGGACGTACTCCAGCCTGTCCCACACCCCGAGCTTCTTCAGCTTCTCCTCGGCAGTCTTCCGCTTCGTCTTTGATATGAGTCCGAGAGACTCAACTTCTGAGGAGGTGAGGAGGGCACCGGACTTCGCCTTGTCCTGTAGGAGCTGCTCGAGCGCCTCCGGCAGGGTCGGCAGGGGCACGGGGACGTCCGGGGGAGCCGCGACCGGACCTACGATCGGAGCGATCGGAGCGGTCTGAGTGGCCTGCGGCGGGGCCTCGGCGCGGACAGTGGGGGCGGTGGGGGCGGTGGGGGCTGCCATCCCCGCCGGGGCCTCGGCAAATCCCTCGCCCTCGACACCCTCGAAGCCCTCGACGTCCGTCGGCTGCGGCTCCTGCCTCAGCCCTTCAATCTGCTGTCGCGGGGAGACCATTCCGCCTTCCGCGCCTCCCCCGCCGGACGTCCTCGCATCCGCCTCCGCCTTCGCCTTCGCCGTCAGCCCGAGCTGCTCGTCTACCGCCCGCTTGGCGACGTCCACCGCCCGTGACTCGGAGATGACACCACGCGTGACGAGCACTCCGAGCCCGCCCATCAGCATCGCGCCGACTCCGCTCGACGCTGCTTCCTCGTACCTCCCTGCCTCCACCGCCTCGACCGACTCCTTCGCCTGCCCAGCGACACCCTCGACGAGCTCCGGTGCGTAGGCGAGCCCTGCGAACGGGGAGATGGGGAGGGAGAGGCCGAGCTTGCCTACGCCGCGGAGATGGCCCGCCATCGTGGAGGATGCGAGAGCGGCCCTCGCAGCTTCCTTCACCGCCCCGACTCTCCCCAGCGCTTCGAGCCCCTCGAGCGCCCGACCTGCTCTCCCCGCCGCGGCGAGCCTCGGGAGCAGACCCCAACCGATATAGGAGGTCGGATCACCGAGGATGTTCGCGCCGAGGCGCGCGACCGGGCCGACTGTCCGGCCGAGAAGACTCTCCCTCGCCTCATCCGGGACGTACTGCGCCAGCACGTCGCCGGTCGCCGGCAGCTCCTCAGCCCCCCGCGCGAACTCCGGGCCGATCTTCTCCCGCTGCTTGAGCTCCTCCGCGGCACGCCCGTATGCCTCGGGGTCGAACTGGCGTATGACCTGGGGAAGGATCGTGCCGGTGTAGCCCATCAGGGCGCGGATGGGCGACGTGGCGTAGGACCAGCCGGTGCGGAGAGCGCCAGGGCTGTCGGGCTCGGGCTCGGGCTCGGGCTCGGAGCGGATCGCGGCTGCGAAGTCCGGGCTCAGCCTGGGATCGTCGACGGGGTTGACGATGGCGTCGAGCGGCGCGAACTCGCTGTCCCTCGAATCATCAGCCTGATCACGGAGGAGCCGGAGTCTTCGGAGACGCTCGAGATGCGTGATGGAGCTGCTCACCCCACCGCTCCCTACGTTCCGGGCAGTCGCTGCCTCGAGCCCGAGGAGGCGACTACGCCCAGGGCGTCGATCCGAGCGGCTGCGTCTGCCTCGACTTCGTCGATCTGTCGTGCCTGCTCCTTCGGATCAGGGACGGTGGCGAGGATGTGTGCTTTCTCGGCCGCCGCCTGTGCGTTGGCTGCGTCGATCTTCGGCTGGATGTTCTTGGAGATCCAGCGCATCGCACGGATGTTCGGATCGTTGGTGGCGGCGAGAGCATCGGGCGTGAGTAGAGCACGCGCGGTGTCCTGCTCGATCCTGGCGAGGGCGAGCGCTCCCATCGCGTCCTCCAGCCCGACTTGGTTCCGCATCTGAGTCGTGCCTTCGATCGCGGAGAAGCCCGCCCCCGTCTCGGGAGCTTCGCCCCCCACCATCCGACCCTCTGGAGGCGGCTCGGAGGCTTCTCTCTCCGTCGCACGCATGGACGCGCGCAGCATCCCGGTGAGTGCTTCGCGGGAGGGATTCTCTTGGCGCTGCTGAGCGCGGACGAGCTGTCCGCCCTCCTTGGTGGTGAACTCCTCACCGCCGTACTCGTCTCTGTTCGTGAAGATGACGCGGCCGTCGGGGAGACGGAGGGCGCGGAGTCGAGAGGCTCCGGTCTGCGGAGCTTGGTAGGGCTCGTCTGTCTTCGTGCCCAGCCCAGGATACTGCGGCTCCGCGGGCGTGTCCGCGCCCAGACCCGGATAGGTCGGAGCCTGACCGGGGTAGTGGAGAGGGGAAAAACCGAACTGGCGCGGAGGTACGGTCGCTGCGGTCGGAGCGACGGAGGGCTGAGCGGGCGACGGGACCGCCGTCGGATTCGGATCTTCGAGGGCATAGGCCGACGCCGCGCCGAGTCCTGACAGCACTCCGCCGGCCGCTCGTCCCGGCAAACCTCTGACGAATCGCCCTATCGGTGCCGGAGCATCGGCGACATGACCGGCAAGGCCCGCCACATCCCCCAGCACTCGAGCCAGCCTGCTCCTCTCGGGAGCTTGTTCCTGTCCCAGGGTGGCGAGGTTGCGAACCATGCTGGAGATCGGCTCGGTTTCGTTGAGAGCCTCATGGCGGTTCTGGAGATCCGCCCGGAGATAGGCATCGAGACTACGCCGGGCAAGACCGCTGAGAGAAGCCAGCGGATCGAGCGGCGCGAGTCCGGGCTCGTTACGCACGCGGAGTCTCCGTCAGATCAGACAGGATCTGCGTGCGCTCCCACTCGGGCTTGTCGTACCAGCCTTCCTCCTGCTTGACCCGATCGAATCCGCCTCCTTCGTATGCCGCTTCTCGCGGTGTGAGTGCTGCGGCTTGGTCGGAGGCCGCTCCGCCGCCTTTGCCTTTGCCGCCCCCGCCTCCTCTGCTGGCACGGTCAGCGGCCACCGCCTCTTGGTATTTCTCCTCGCCGCCGAACTCTTCCCCGTTGCGGCGCGGCGACATGATGCCGTCGAACTGTCGTAGCGTCGATCCCGGCAGGGCAGACGGTCCCGACATGGCAAAGGTCTGAGCGGCGGGGTAGGAGACCGACGGCGCGGTCGGTGCCCCGTTGTCAGTGCGAGCGCCGCGGTTGGCGGATCGAAGAGCGGTTCGTGAGTCCATCTACTTGCCCCCCCGCTGCGGCCGTCGACTTCGTCGACCTCGCCAAACAGCCCCGGTGTCCCCTGCATCCGCCGCCACCCAGCCCCCCGGACCGCCGCCGATTTGCATCCATTTGCCGTACCAGTCTTCCTTACCGTCGTCATCCACCGGAGCCTTCTGTCCCAGCACGGGCTGAGACGGTGCAGCCATCGCCTCTTCCTGCACCCCTGATCTCGACTGCCGATCGTCCTCTTCATCCCGCCGCTGATCCTGGTACCGATCCATCTTCTTCCTGTCGGCCCAAAAGTCAGGGGTCGGGCCGATGTCGACGCCCGTGCGCGGGAGAGTCGTGGTTAACCCCCCGCCGCTGTCGATCGTCGAGTTGGTGTGCAGTCCCGGCGCTGGCCTGGGCATTTGTCTTCTCCGTTCTCTTTCCCGACGCTACGCTAGACCGCTACCGCCCGCTCCGCCTCTTCAGCCGCCGAGCGACCCAAACCCGCCGGACCCCGAGGATCCGCCGAGTCCACCGCCGCTGAGGACTGCGCCGGAGCTACGCCCGCCGCCGCCTCTGCGACCACCACCACCACCACCACCACCACCGCCTCCGCCGCCGCCACTGCCCATCAGCTCCGACAGCCTTCTGTACGGAGCCTCGTTCAACCGCGCCTGGAGCTCCGAAGCGTCGAGTGCCGCGCGCTGCTCACCGAGCCGCGCTGCCATCGTGCCGAGATGGAGCTGGCGTCTCTCCGCCGCGCCGGCTCCAGCCGCATCCGTGAATCCACGAAGCGCGTCCGCCCTCTTGTTGAGCGAGACGTCGGCGAGCCTGCCTTGAAGCTCGAGCGTTCCGCGCTTCCCGCTCTCGAGAGCGCGACTGCGGAAGAGGGACGGGTCGGCTCCACGTCCGATCGCGGCCTCACCCTCCGCCTGCATGCCCACGCTGATCTCATCGCGATTCCGCTGGAGCTCTCGCTGCGTCTCCGCCGCGGTCCCCGCTTGCAGCTCGTTCCCGTACGTCTGCCAGCCGGCGGTCGCTGCGGCCTGCGAGGGGTCCATGGGGGTCGAGGTGGTGACTGGCGGGAGAGGAACAGCGGGGCCGGAGGTGGGAGCCGGCGGAGTCTGCGCGGCCAGCCTCGACCGGGGGCCGCCCAGGTGGGAGAGGGCCTCGCCCGGTAGTTGCGGAGTTCCACCTCCAGGAGGGGTGATCACGGCACCGCCAGGGACGAGCTTTCGGAGCGCGTCGGCCTGTGCGGATGCAGGCGTAGTCACGGCCATAAGCGTACCCCGACCCGATGATACACCCTAGCACCCCTCACGGCGTCACCTCCACAAGAGGTCGTCTTGTCCTGCCCGGCTCCACCACACCGCCGAAGCCATAGAAGCGGACGTTGATGGGGTTCTGGAAGCGGTACTCGAACGTGAAGCCGCGACCCGCGGTCTCCTTCTCAGGCTGATGAGAGTGAACGGTCTTGGGCTGGGTTCGAGTATCAGCCTCCTCCCACGTCACCGTCCCGGTCAGCTTGGACGCGGTGATCGACTCCCCGCCCGGCTTGATCAGTCGAATCCAGTTCATGGCCCGGAACGGTGGGTAGGCGCGCTCGTCCCCCGACCAGACGCGGAAGGTCCAGGCGGAGGACTCGGACTCCACGTACGACCAGCAGCGGACGAGCCGCTTCCCTTCGTCGTCGCCGCCGCCAACGTCGCCCATGGTGAGGTGGGAGGAGGCGATGACCGACTCGCCGGGGAACGCGACGGTGTCGGCGGTGTCCTCCTCGAAGATGCGGCCGAGGCTGTCTCCGATGAAGACGTTGCCGACACGATGACCGGGGCGAGTGAGGTAGGCGAACGTGGTGGCGCGGCCCTGCGTCGTGCCGGGCGTCGTGTAGTCGTCGTCGTACCAGTGGACGACGCCTTGGGATTTGAGGTCCGAGTAGTTGCCGACGAGGATGAGTGAGCTGGGCATGTTAGGAGACGATACCCATAGCGCCGGGGAAGGACGGGCCGCCGTAGTCGTGACTCGTGAGGCCCATGTGACGGGCGGCATGACAGACCCACGTTCCAGCAGTGTTGATTCCGGGCGACGAGTAGATGTTGAACTCACACGGGCTCGTCGGATGCTCGTCGAAGATGATCAGGCGCAGCGAATCGCCCATGGCTCCGAGGAACACGGTCCCCTTGGGACCATCCCAACCGTACCCGACCATGCCGGGGATGAAGGACGAAAGGGCCAGATGAGTGTCGTCCCAGGTTGTGCCGTCGAAGCGGCCGAGGTAGGGCTGATTCGGGTAGGAGGCACCGGGATCCGCGATGTAGTAGAGGTAGCCGTTGAAGACGCAAGGACTGGAGAGCTGCATCCCAGTGGAGACGAGCTCGAGCGTAACGGTTGAGCCGACGACTTTGAGGACTACCCAGTCGAACATTCCCCCCCCTGCCCCGAAGATGTAGAGAGCGCCATCGTAGGAGACTGCGCCAGCAACGATAAGATTCACCCCGGAGAACTCTGGCAATCCGAACGCCGTCCATGTCCCGCCGCTCTTTCTGTAAATCTTGTAGTAGGTGTAGATAGGATCGGCCGGATTTGTGGTTGGATCTATCAGTGCGCTGACGTGGTAGAGATCATCTCCGACCACGAAAAACTCCGTCATCGCCGGAAAGCCCATGTGGGGAATAGCGGGCGGAGCCACAGCGGGGATGGTTTCGGCCACGAGCGCACCACCCGTGTACTTGTAGATTGCGGGGGAGGTTTCCAGATCCACGAAGATATAAGGCTCGCCCTGATAGACGATTCCAGCGAGACCTTCCGCACCCACTCCCGGCACTGCCTTCGCGGTACTCGCCAGAAGTGTTGGAAGTTCGCGGCGGGCGAATTCCCGGAGCAGGTAGTTGGTGTTGTCGTAGCCGAGGATGAATGCGCCGCCATCTCCGGATGCGAAGATGATGGCGTCATAATCTTCGACTCCGGTGGGGTATGTTTGCAGACATAGCACCGGGATCTGGTCGTCAGAGAAGTAGAAGTACCCACAAATCCCAGCGCTGACATACTGAAGGAAGTAGAGCCGCTCCCCGAGTATCTGCTCGATCCCATCCAACCACACATCAGGACAGCCCGACGTCGGCGCAACCGGAGGAGCGGGGAGGTCGCTAGTCACCTCAGCCGTCAATCTCGGTTGGAATGGCATGAACCGATAGGTCTGACTCCCCGGATCCACCATTCCGACACCTCCTTGATACGCGTCCGGGGACGCGCGCACGTTCCGCACCCACTCACTTCGCCTCGTCGGCATCGCATCGTGGAAAGCGCCATCGAAGGTCTGGATCTGCTCCCGCGACGGTATGAAAATCTGCCCCCCACACACAGCATTCGCGCCGTGACTGAGCCCACCGATCTCCGGCTCGAGCACCGAGAGCGTGAAGTCATCCTCCGTGAAGCCTTGCAAACGGTAAGAGGACTTCGGGCAGAGGACGACGACGTAATCACGCGTGCGCACGAGGCCGACAATGGTCTCGCCGTACTTCACCTGAAAGTTCAGCCCACCGTACCTCTCCGGGTATCCGACCAGTGAGATGAAGACGCGATCGAGTCGCCCCGCTACACCAGCCATAATCTGCCGGCTGTTGTAGATGACGTTGTAGGTGCCATGCGGCATCGGCTCGTAGTTGTCGGTGAAGGCTTCGCCGAGTGCGAGTGTCGCGACGGATTCCGTGACTGCGGTCGTGCCGATACGGACACGGAGGATGAAACGCGGGAGAGCGCCGCCCACCGACACCCACAGCTCGACGTGCGAGATCCTCTGCACGGGCTTGACTACGAGCGCCACCCCGGTCCCGGACATCGCGGCGTCGTCGATCGTCATGGACGTCGAGGAGGTAACCACCTCCACCTGCGCCCAGCGGGTGAGCGTGGTTGACACGGCGATGCGGTCTCCTGGACGGAGATCGTGGAAGTTGGTGCCGGTTCCGGTGACGGTGCCTGACGAGATAGTGGCAACCCCGTCGAGCACGATGACCTCGCCGGGAGAGGTGGGGAGACTCGTCCAAGCGCGGGTGACGTCACCCGTGAAGACCAAGCCGCTCGAGAGGGTGGATCGCTCGCCCGTGATCCCGTCGTAGTAGCGGAGGTAGCCGATCTGCGCGATTGCGCCAGCACCAGAGGAGACAGTCGGCGACGGCGGAGGAGGAATCCCTTGCACCGATGCACGAAACATCTCGTCGATGACGAGATTCCGTGTATGACCGCCGACGAGATACTGGCGGTTGACGTAGCTGTCCCCGGAAGGGGGATTCTCGACCGTCGAGCAGTTCGGGGGGAGGTGAATGCGGATGCCACCGCTCCAGTTCTCGTTGATCCACGCGAGGATGCCGGAGAAGCAGCCCTTCGCCCCAGTGAGCACGCTGAAGGTCGAAGCAAAGTATGCCATGTCAGAAACGTAGGAATTGAAGGATGTTGAAACCTGCTGCGGAGCCGAGAGCGATTGCGATCGGGGTGTCTCCCACGAAGGCTCCAGTGGATATGATCCCGCGCCCATACCCACCGCAGGCGATTCTACCGCGATAGGAGGCGAGGGCTGAGATGGTGTTGAAGAGTGCAGTCGCCCCAGTTGCCAGCACCCTGTAGGAGTCGACCCACTCTGTGGCAGTGGAATCGGGATCGTGGCGGCCGAGAGAAGCTACATAGGTGGTGATGGCGTTCCAGCCATAGTAGAGGAGATCGTTGTGGAGAACGAGGGATGTCACACCGCGGCCGTTCGTCGCGCAGTCAGTGATAGTGTGGACGAGGGTGAGCGCGGCACCGTCGAACTTGAATATCTTGTCCGCGCCGCTTGCGATGTAGAGGTAGGGTCCGAACTCCTGCATCGCGTTGCCTTGAGTGGCGCAGAGGGAGCCGGCGAGGGCGAACGTGTTCCATGTTCCGGGCGCGACGCCGCGGTTGCGCACGCGGATGTTGGCGGCTGTCGCGTCGAATCCGGCGACGAGCTTGTCTCGCCAGATCCCGAGTGCGAGCGGCGGTCGGACGGAGGTGATGTCGTCCGTCAGTTGCATGCCGTCCCACACCGCGATCTTCGAGCTGGCGGCGGTCGTGAGATTCTCGAGGCCGACGAAGAGCTTGCCGTCGAACTCGAGGAGGCAGCGGATCGCGTAGCCGGGGATCTGCGCGAGTATGGCGGTGGGAGCTGTGGGGATGCGGAGCGCGACATCCGTACCGGGACCAGGGTAGTGAACGATGCGGATGAGCTCGCGGAGGACGGAGCCGTCGCCGATGATGAGTCTGCTCCCGTAGGATGCGAGCGGGATCTGTCTGTCGGCGGCAGCGGTGAAGGCGGCGTAGCGATGCTCCATAGGCACCGCGGTTGACTCGAGCCGGAGGATGGAGGCACCCTCGTCGGGGGTGGCTCCGTAGACGCCCAAGCTGCTCGCCCACAGGTTGAGGGGCGTGCCCGTGATCGGAGCTTCCTTCATCCACATGACAGCGCCGGGCGAGAAGCCGGCGACAGTGGCGAGGTCGATCTTCTGGACGAGGCCCGGCCGACTCTTCAGGATCTTCCCCTGGCGTCGGAGATTCTGCCCGCGCTGAAGCTCGTTGGCGCGGAGGGAGATCGGATCGTCCTCGGTGTTGACGCCGGCCCAGCCAGCGTCCTCGAGCGGAGCGACGCCAGGACGGATGTGGAACTCCGATGCTGTCGAGGGGATCTTTGCCATCAGTATCCAGCCGCGGCCTGAAAGTGCATCGCGTCCGGGAAGTGGAATGAGCCACCCCACACCCAGCCGTGCTTACGGAACACCGCCAGCAGGCGCTCGTCCTGATTCCCGGCCATCCCGATCAGGTTCATTCCAGCGTTCAAGTCGATCGCCGCACCCCACGCGTGGAGCGACAGCCGTGAGCTCGTCCGCTTCGGCCTCCAGCAGTAGCAGCCGTCGAACGTCAGAAGCAGGTGCCACAGACCGTCGTGGTAGATCTGCTCGAGCGTGGTGCGGGTGAGATTGGCGATGGCCTTGTTCACTCGGATGCGGGTGACGGTGTGATTGAGATCCCAGCCGAGCGGCAGGCTGGCGGGGAGATTGACCCAGGTGAGAATCATCGACTCCCACGCGGGACAGGTCGAGCCGTCGTCCTTGATGAGAGGACGCGGATCACCGTACAGTGCTCGGATTTCTTCGATGCCCAAAGGGATCTTCATCGGTACACCGCCCGTCGTCCGTCGTCCGCCGTCCGTCGTCACTTCGATAGAGCAACGCTGATGTTGATGTCCTCGACTCCGGTATCGCCGTCGTCGCCGGTCCCGAACCGATGCCCGACGCGGCAGTAAGAGAACGGCGTCAACGCCAGATTCACCGGGCCGAGCCCGTCCACCGTCGGAGCTTGCGCCACGGTGCTCGCAGTCGTGACGGTTTCGACCGGCACCCACTTGCCCTCGGGAGCGTCGATACCCAAATGGTCGATGCACTCCAGGAGCGCGACGACTCCACCGGTGTCCGTGTTCGAGTCGATGCTCCAGTTGACGGCCAGTGCTTTCCAGACGGCCGTCGGAATCCATATCCGGTCGGTCGGGTCGGTCGTCACGTACTTGTGCTTGAACGTGAACGTCTGGCCGGCTGTCGGGATCTTCACTGCCTTGTGGACGACGATCTGCTCGGCGCTCGCCCGAGACACGACTTGGAGCTCGTACACGAGATCGCCGAGACCGATCGTGATGAGATCGCCCGCGACGACATTCGTGAATGCACCATTCGTGGCGACGGAGTCGATGGTCGTAGTCGTCACGCCGGCCGTCGTGATCCGCTTGCCCTCGGAGTAGGAACCGAGGAGGTTGACGACGTGCTCGCCGGACGGCCCGACGTCGAGCTTCCCGTATCCGGTCCAGGTGTTTTCGCTGTTCGAGGTATAGCCCACGAGGATCGTGTCTCCGGCTCCGCCCTCCCCTGTGAGAGCGGATGAGATGATCGACGTGACTGCGCCGAGGCGGCAGCTCGAGTTCGGAGGTCCGGTCGTCACGGGGAGCGTCTTCACGCCGGAGCCACGGGTCGCCGCGACGGCGAAGTCGAATTGGCAGACGCGGGCGTAGCCGAAGCAGTCCGTGCCGGTGAAGGTGACGGTCCCGGCCGTGGTCGACGAGTCGGCGTCGACGATCGTCATGTCGATCAGGCGGCAGGAGTCCGGCTGGGCGGCGATGGTGAAGGTCGTCGAGTCGGCGAGAGTCACAACCGTGACGATCTGGTTGTCGTCCGCCGCCTCGCCGTCGAGATCGAAACCGGCGGCGAGCGTGACGTACTTCGTCTCCGTCGCCACACGCACGAGCGCCTGTGCGTGTGCGGGCACGGGCATGGCTCCGGCCATGAGCGTGGCGATCACCGTCGCCGACAGCAGCAGTCTCTTCATCTTGTTCTCCGTTCTCCGTTCCCTGCGTCCTACCATCCGCCTCTCATCATGAGCGGCATGCGCACGTTCTCGAACTTCGACGGATTCTCTTCCGCTGCCATCTGGCTGAGACCGCTGTTGAACTGCTGCGACCACGTCTCGCGCGCGTCCTGCTTCTTCTCTTGTGCCCGGAAGACGAGTCCGGGAATGATCACGGTGTGAGCGTAGCGATCCGGTATCGTCATCTCCGTGGAGCCGTCCGCGAGCGTCTCGGCGCGGAGGCGGTAGAAGATCGTGAGGACCGTGGTCGCTGACACGGCATAGGGGAGCTGGATCTTCCCACCCCACACCGCGAAGATGCCAGTGCTGCTCCCCCCGGATCGCCGCAGCCTCTCGACGATGTATCGGGCTTTTGGCACGAACTGAAGGCCGTTCTGGTCGTAGAGCGATCCCTGCTGCCCGAGCGACTGGAAGTCCGTCGGGAGTGCGACGTAGTTGTTGCCCGCCGTGATGGTGACTGTCGCCTCCTTGTACGTCCACTCCCACTCTCGGATGTTCCAGACGTAGCTGTAGATGTGCTGAAGGAAGCGGAGGTACTTCACGCGGAGGGCGGCATTGTCGGCGTCGGTCGGATCAGCGCTGTCGTAGTCCGAGATGATGATGCTGATGGCGGCTGCGGGCGTCATCTCGAATCCCCCTTTCCGACCTTCGACCTCCGACTACTTCTCCAGACCTACCGCGCTGACCGGCACGCCGAGCTCCGCAGCGGCGACGAGTTCCGCGTCCTTGATCGGCTCGTGGCCGCGACGACGGAACCTCCACTCCTTCTGTGCCCACTGCCGGATCTTCGGATCGTCCATCAGCTCGTTGAAGAGCTGCTGAGCGTCGATCTTCTTGCCCTCCGACACCGTGGTCGCGAGCTCCATCGCCTTCGCCCGCGCAATCGCCGTGATCTCGATGTCGTCGTCGAGCTTCTCCGAGGCGACCGGAGAGATCGAGAGTACCTTCCGCGCATCCTGCTGCATGACGGCGTTGTACTCGGTGATGAGCGCGCGCGCCGCGTCCCACTCCGGGCCACCGTGGACCGCGTCCATCCCCGCGGACTTCCGCCGAGCATTCTTCTCATCCACGTCCTGGATGAGCTGCTGCGCCACCCGCACACGCGTCATCCACGCCCGCTGCTCACCCGTCGCCGCCACTCCCTGCCACTGCTCCTTCGTGGAGTGGCGCGGGAGGAGACTGACACCCCCAACCGCGAAGTGGCCCGTGGCCTCGGTGAGCTTGCCGTCCGATCCCCGCTTCAGACCAAGGATGTGGGCAATGGCCTTCGCGCAGTCGAAGATCAGCACCTCGTCTCCGATGTCGGGGATGAAGATGTACTGGTCCTCGAGAACGTACGTGCCGGGGATGGGATCGCCGTCCGCGTCCGTATCGGCCTTGATGGCGTGGACCTCGTCGATGGCGGGAAGCGTCATCAGGTTCCCGACGTACATCACCTCGACGCGCTTCGGCTTCGCGTTGTGAAGGACGTACGAGCGGCGAGGCGCGACGAACGAGACGATCTGCGGTGCGATGTTGGGCTGAGACGACATGGCTTAGTGATCTCCTCTTGGACTGGATTCGGGTGGCGGGGGTTCTCCCAGCACCGCTTCCTTCAGCTCGACATCCGACATGCCTGCGATCTTCTTCGCAGCATAGGTCTGCACGTCGTTGTTGACGTACGCTTCCTCATCCTTCTTCTGCTTCGTTCGGATCTTCTGCCTCGCGTTGTATGGCGAGACGAGATAGTCGACCAGCTCGGTTGGAGAGAGGGAGTCGACGTACGCACGACGGAGGCACGCATGGAGCTCCCAATCGAACGGGAGGTACGCACCGGGCAGATCGTACCCCCACGGGCGGACCTCCTTGTCGTACCAGTTGAGCTCGATGTAGTTGGGCTTCGGGAGTCGCACGCCGCCCGAAACCGGAGTCGACGGCATGATGCAGTCGAAGTGGTGAATCGGGGCGATCGGATCGCGGATGGAGCGCGCGAGACCGTGACGGACGATGACCATCGTTCGGGGTTCGCCATCGAGGCGAGAGGACTTCCAGACGGAGCGGATGGAGATGGGGACCGCGTCCGAGCAGAACTCACGGATGGCGCGAACGACCGCCGGATCCCACGGGTAGACGGCGTCGGGGATGCAGGAGTAGGTCTCGCCGAGGTAGCGCCAGCCGGGAGCGGATTCCGCGGTGTCGCGGATGGGAACGGAGAGGGTCGGCGCAGAGTCGACCATCGACTGCATGCGCGAGTTCGCCCGGCGTCGACCCTCCTGGAGCCAGTCCATCGAGCTACTGCGGTCCCTTCCCGGACGGATCGAGCCCGTCCTCGAGAAGCTGCCCGACGACCAGCTTGCGGAGGTAGACCGCACCCGGTGTCGTGGCGTCGTAGCGGTGGAAGATGAAGGGGATCAGGAAGTCGCCGGCATCGAACGAGAAGACCGGAGTCGTGAGAGTCGACTGCGCGGTGATCGCGGCACCGAGCCCGTCCTTCTTCACCGAGCTGCCGAGCACGACACCGTTGATCGCACAGGTGACGCGGCGACCCTTGACGCGGACTTCGAGCGTGTGGATGAGACCGTCCGCCCAGGCGAAGCCCGTGGAGGTGACGACGGCCGACCCGGCGTCGTTGAGGTCGGATGCGGTCTTCACGAGGTTCGAGGCCGCGGTGCCGCTGAACCCGATGCCGAAGTAGTCGGTGTAAAGAGCGTCGCCCGTCGTGAGGAAGGAGGTCGGCACGGCGTAGGCTGCCTGCTTGCGGAAGCCGACGACGAACTGGTCGGTGCCGCTGGTGTCCGCGAACTCGAACGTGGCGCGGATGAAGACGCCCGGATCGGTGCCGGCGAGACAGCCGAGCGGGTTCGCGGCGTGGTTGCCGCCGGGGACGAACTCGACCGACTCGTTGTTGACGACGTCGCAGCCGATCAGGATGCCCTTCGTCGCGTGACGCGAGGGCACGAGGGTCTGTGCGGTCGTCTGGAACATCTCGAGGACGGCCTCACCGAGCCCCTCCCGGAAGTAGATGGTGCTGAGGCCATCCTGCGCGGCCGTGGGGAGCGTGGGGACGACGACGGGTGTGGTCTGCGTCCCGTGCTCGAGGATGAGAGGGTGGGTGGAGATCCGCTCGATGATGCAGTACTTCCCCTTCCGCACGCCCTCGCTGAGCTGGTGCGCGTACACACGTTCGTGCGGGATCGCCCCACCCGCGGGATTGAAGTTGGTCATGGATTCATCTCCTCTTGTGCGTCGAGATTGCCGGCACCCTCGGGAGGGTGACGGTCAGAGCAGATCGGGTCTGCACTCTGCATTCCAGCCTCCGAGTAAGAGCCCCAGGGGGCTGGGAGGATATCAGCCCCCTGGGGTGCGGGTGAGGACGCGAACGAAGGTGAACGAGCGAACGCTAGTCGCCGAGCGCCCGATCCTTCAGGTCGGTCATCTTCCACGAAGCGAGCGGGAAGTCCGTGCCGAAGTTCTCGATCGAGACGAGGTACGCGCCCCAGCCGGCCTTGTGCGTGCCGGTGCCGGGGAGGAGGAGGAGGTTCGCGGTGTCGTGGCCGCTGAGCCACTGGAGACGGACTGCCTCGTAGAGGAAGAACGAATCCCACGAGAGACCGTAGATTTCGCCGGGCAGAGCGTCCGGGGAGATCATGAAGTCCATGTCGACGCCCGGTGCGAAGTGGTGCAGATCGGAGACGTCGTAGCCGGTCGACTTGCCCTGACGCTCGCGACCCACCGCGGGGAAGCGACGCGCGGGAGCGACGAACTCGATGTACTTCTCCACCTGCGTCTCGGGCATGAAGAGCGTCGAGGGCCGCTTGCTGACGCGCTGCCAGATGTCGTGGTTCGCGGCGATCATGAGCTGCTCGGTCAGGTTCCGGCGCTCACCACCGTTGCTGTAGACGAGCGACTTCAGCTTGGTGTTGCCGGCTGCGGTGCGGTCGAGCGTGTGGATGTACTGCGCGAGCGTGCCGTCGTCGATCTGGCCGCGGAGACCGTTCGCGAAGAGCGTCGTGAGGGTCTGCGTCGTCTCGGAGACGACGTAGACGGGATCGTCCGCGACCGGCGTCTGGTCGGCCCCGGAGTAGGTGATGATCCGCGTGTCGTACGCCATGTCCGTGATGGTGCGGCCGTCGAGCGAGTCACGGACGGTGCTGCCGGCGGCGATGCGCTCCGAGATGTAGAAGTTCTCGCGGAGCAGACGGATGCCGTGGGGCAGCTTCATCTTGAGCTGGTTCGCACCGGGGTCGGACTCGACGTAGCCGCGGATCCCGGAGCCGTCCGTGCCGACGTAGGTCGACTCGATGAACTTGCCGAGGTCGTTCATGACCTCTTCCGGTCGTCGCCGCATCTCGCCGCCGTTGAAGCCGGCGACGTTCGACGCGGCAACGAACCGCGTCATGATGCCGATCTGGAAGTCGGCGGCGAAGATCGTCGGCTTGAAGACGAACTGCCGGTCGATCGCGTCCTTCGCGTACGGGAAGGATCCCATGTCGGCGATCTGCCCGACGTTCTGAGACGGCGAGAGGCGAGCTCCGAACCGGATCTCGTACCCGTCGGTGAGCTTGGAACCGGACGGCAGCTCACGGGTGAGGCGGGGCCTGAAGACCTGCTCGGCCTGCACCATCGTTTCGATGGCTCGGGACGGGTAGGCGACCTTCAAGCTGTTTGCGATGTCTGTGATTGCTCCAGGCACGATAGTCTCCTAGCGGAGGCTGGTGTGATCGACCACGGACTACGACGGGCCGCGGCCACCTCGAGCAACGGCCCGGCCCCCAGCCGCGAAGACCGCATCGGCGCGCTTTCGCACGAACGCTGCTTTCTCGCGTGGACTGAGGTTCGGATTGTCGAGCACACCATCAAGGGATGATTGGGACGAGGAGGGACGCGGCCCGGTTCGAGCGAACGGTGCAGGCATGCGTGGAGTGATGATCGGGCGGGGAGTGATGGACGACCTCCGGGATGATTGGCTCGGACGGAGACCGAACGCCTTCACAGCGCGGATTAGGATCTGCCCCACCGCGCGGTGGATGCCGGCACCATCGAGCCCGTAGCCATCACCCAGCGACGAGAAGTAGTCGCGGAGCTTGGTACGGCAGGTCTCACGCAGGAATTGCCCCTGCTCGGACTGCGGGTCTACCCCAATCGTGTTGAAGTGAGAAGCGAGCGACGAGTCGAACTGCTGACGCGTCGTCGTGATCACCTCTGCGCGCTCTCTACCGGCTTTCTCCTCGTCGGCCACCGACTCGCGGACGGACTGCTCCGCACGAATGACCTCGCGTTGTGTGCGACGCTTCTCCATGTTGAGCCGGCGGAGCTCGGACTGGACATTCTTCCAGTCCTGATCGAGGGAGAAGAGCTCTGCGTTGAGCTCTGCCACCTCTGCACGCAAAATGGCGCGCTCCTCGGGCTCGGATTTCGACATCTGCCCTTGAAGCTCTTTGACCCGGCTCGCCACCTGTTGTGCCCGTCCGGCGGTGCTGTGAAGCTCTTTCGTCGCCACCTGCGCGTCGTTGTCGATGACCTTGATTTCCTGGTCGAGGGCCTGGAGCTCCGGGTTCGACGCGCGTGCCGACGAGAAGTCGGCTTCGCGGTCGCGGGTCGCGATCGGGGCTCGCGCATGGCTGGCTTCTCCGTGCTTGAGCTCGTCGATCTCCGATCGCATCCGCTTCATTTCCTCGCGTGACGAATAGAGCGAGTGGACGAATGCGTCGCGATCACCCTGGTAGTTCTTCTCGATGAAGTCGTCGATCGGGTCGGAAGTGGACCTTCGACCGTCGACGTCTGCACCCTCTCCCCTGACGGACCTGGGGCGCTGACCCCCCAATGCCGCCAGTGCCTCGGCGTCGAACTCCTCGGCGACCTGTTCGAGATCGGGGTCGCCGCCGCCCCCTTCACCCTCGTCCGTTGCCGGGGTTCGCCCGGTGCCGGAGGTGGAAGGAAAACTGGAGTCGATACCAACGTCGGAGGCTGCGTCGCCTCCGACCGTGACGTCTACATCACCGTCAGGCATCAGGGGTTCTCCCTTCGCTGGCGTGAACGTGTGGAACTCATACTAGGTGGAGTGTAGGAGTGGACGAGTGGAGTTGTCAAGCTCCGACGGTGCTATGACTTGGCGTGCTGTGCGGTCGGGACGTCCAGGGCGGAGTACGGGAGATCACAAGTGGCCGCGGTGATCTCGGCGGAGGACATCTCGGGGAGGAGCTCGAACTCCGGGGCGGAGAGGGTGGTGGGTCGGCCGCAGCGCTTGCAGATGTAGGAGATCGTAGGGGCGGAGAGCTGGCCGGCGGAGTGGAGAAGGCCGGACTTCGTCGCGAGAGCGTGCGAGTGGCAGGTTGGACAGGGGAGGTACTTCGGCATCAGATCTCGTTCTCTTCCGCGGCCTGCGCCTGAAGCGCTCGAGCCTGCGTGTGGGCGCGGCCCTTCTCGCGGCCACGCTTCATGCGCTTCCCGCGCTTCAGGAACGCTGGGGGCAGCTTCTTCCCCACCGTCCTCGCCTTCTCCCCACCCTCATCCTCGCCCCCGCCCTCACCTCTCGCCATCCACTTCGCCATCTCAGCTCCCGTTCACTTCTTCTCGAAGACGTACATCGTCCGAACCTGCTGGATCGGGTAGATCACGGTGTCGTAGATCGAGGGGTCTTTCTGGCGGTCCTGCTCCACGTACCCCTGGCTGATGATCGCGAGCGCGGACTTGAGCGCGGCCTCGCGCGTGGTGAAGGTGAGGATGAGCTCACTCACCCCCTGCATGAAGCTGACCGACAGCCGCCACTCGGAAAGCGTTCGAGCCAGTCGGGGGGGAGGCTGATCCGCTCTCTCGGCCGGACGCATGTCACCGACGTAACCGGAAGAGGTTGTTTTCGTTGTCATCGTGATTTGCCTTTGCCTACTTCTTCAGTGCATCCGCCTGCGGGCCTGCGGGAGGGGGATTCCTGCGCCTCTCCCTCTCCCTCTCTAGCTGCGCGGCGTAGTCATCCGCGTCGCCCGCGGCATCCGCTGCGTCCGCGCCCCCAGCAGCGGCTTCCTCGTTCTTCGCGAGCAGATCGTCGAACTCCCCACCGGCCGCGGCCTTCGCCTTCGCCTTCCTGTCGATTTCCCCCCATGGGCGGCGAGACTGCACCTCGTTGTCGATGCGGCGTATCCTCCTCCCCCAGGCTTCTTCCTCATCGTCGATCCCGTTCACACTACCTAACGCGTGTAAGATCCTGTCGCGCCAGCTTGCCTTTGCTGCACCACCGGGGGCGTCGATCCTGTTCATTTCTCAACCCTCTCTTTCGTCCGTCGGTCGTCCGTCATCCGTCATCCACTCATCCATGTTCAGTGCTTCCCGCCCTCCGGCATCGGCGCAGTCGGCGGCGGCGTATTGCCGCCCTTGCCCGTGTTTGCCGGAGCCGTCGCAGCGGGGGGAGCGGCCGGCGGGCCGTTGGGCGCGGGCATCGCTGCCGGCCCCCCAGCCCCGGACATCCGATAGGCTTCGACCAGCGCTCGGAACTTGACGTAGATGAGCGGGTCGCGCTCCATCCCCTCCGTGACACCACCGCTCAGCTCGATCCCCGCCTTCTCGAACATCCCCTGCCAGATGGTGAGGATGCGGTCCTGGAGGAGGGCGGGGAGGAAGATCGGCGGCGGGGGCTTGCTCGGAGCCGGCGGCTCGGGCGGCGGAGGAGCGCCGGGGATCGGTGTGGCAGCCACCTCACGAGTGGTCTCGAGCTGCTTCTCGTGGAGCTGCATCTGTTCGTCGTACGCCACCATCGCCGTGGCGTACGCGACCTTGGCCTCTTCCGCCCCCAGCCGCCCCCCGTAGAACGCGATGACGGACTGCTCGAGAGCCGATGCGCGCTGGAGCTCGGCCTCCCACCCGGCGATCGCCCTCGCCTTGTCGTCCCAAGAGTTCTCGAGCGTGATGCGTTGGCCCTCGTCGCTGAGGAGATGGGTGCCGAGGACGAGGTAGCGAATCCCAGGATCGTCGATCGAGTCCTGCACCCGCACGAGTCCTTTGTCGGAGAAGTCGACCCACTGCCTGTCGGCCTGATCGACTTGGTACTGCTGGTCCGCGTTCACCGAGACATCGCACTCGGTTCCGTAGGCTTCGAGAGCGCGTCGGCGGGCGACGGGGGTGTCGACCGCGACGAGCCCATCCGCAATCGCCTCCCGCATCGCTTCCCGTCTCACGACGCTCTTCCCGATGAATGCGGAGCGCTCGATCTTGATCTCGTACTGGCCCCGCAGCATCGCGCCTCGATACTGCTCGTACTTCCATGTCTTGTCGGGGCCGAGGACGCGGTAGACATCCGGGTCGACGCGGAGGATCCACTCGAGCTGAAGAATGTGCGACCACGTACGCTCGACGCTCGAGACGAACTCCTCCTCACGTAGAGATCGAGACCGCTCGTCGCCCTCGATGAGGAGCTGGAGACCGCTGGTGGTTCCGACGTTCTTTGGGGCTACTCCGCGGGAAGCGTCACTCGGCCCGATGATCCGCTTGATGTCGGCCTGCACACGATCCCGCTCCATGTAGACCGAATCCGACATGAGCTCGCCCCCGAACACCTCGGGCTTGGCGAACTGCGGATTCGCGAGCGACGGATTGAAGAAGAAGATTTTGCCGAGCCCGTAGCTCGAATCCGTTCGGATCGGGTTGTCGACCCACATGTCCGGGTGCATGAACATGTTGGGTCCGCCCATCCGCAGCCGAGCTTCGATGAGCTGGGCGTCGATACCGTTCTCGCGATTCTGCGGCGAGATGACTTCGTCAGGGCCGCTCGTCCCCCACAGCTCGAGCGGCCGAATCTTGTAGCGCGAGATGCTCATCTGGACGCGCGGGACGTAGAGCTTCTCGCCTTCGGTCTCGTCGTACTGCTCTTCGAGGAGCGGGGAGTCTTCGAGGACGAGGTCTTTCGTGGCGACGACGTACCTTCCCCGCGGGTGACGGAAGGAGGGCTCGTCCACGATCTCGTCGACGAGGGCGTGGTTGTCGAGGATGCCGGAGTCGAGCGAGGGCGACCAGCTTCCGAGGACTGACCACTCGCCGAGCATCGGGTCGTCGTAGAGAAGCTCGGATGGGGGATCGGGAGAGATGAGATGGACGAGGTGCGGGAAGCGCTCCTCGATCCACTCGAGCGAGCGGATCTTGCGCCGGCCCCAACGCTTGAGATCGTACGGAGAGACGCGCGCACCCGCGTTCTGCGGGTAGAACTCGAATGGGATGTCGATCTCGATCTCCGTCCCGCCCCGCGGCTCCTGGATGCCGAGGGGACGACCGAGGATGTCGTCGCTCTCTCGGGCTTCTTCTTCGGGTACGTCGTAGCGCTTGAGCTCGTGCGCCTCCTGGCAGCGGGGGCAGTACGAGAGCCGCATCATCCGGGCGTCGTCCTTGTCCTCCACGCCCTCACCTTCTCCGAGGGGGAGCTCGCGTGCGGCTTCTGCGTGCGAGAACGGTCGCCCTTCGAGCCCGGCGGTGAAGGTCGCGAGGGGGATGTCGGGAGAGTAGAGCTTGAGCGAGCACGAGCCACAGTAGACAGCGCTTGGGGCACCGACGGTGCGGAGGTTGAAGTACGACTTATCCCATGTGCTGTAGATGAGACCCGTGCCGCCGACCGCGAAGTGGAGCGCGGTCTGACGCCGCTTCCGCTGCCACTGTAGCTGTTCGAGCCTGTAGTTGAGCTGATCCTTCGCCACCTGCGCCGCGGCCTTGATCCGCGGGTCGTTGGAGGTCGGGGTGTTGGTCGCTATCCACTTCCGGCCAACGAGCGCGATCATCTCCTCTTCCATCGCGGGGGAGATTTCGTTCGTGACGGGCCGAGGGAGATCGGAGGTGTCGACGTCCCGGAGGATCGAGCCTCGCACACCGTCGAACGCGGCTTCGGCATCGAGCTCCGCCCACTGCCGGCCGAGGTAGTACCAGAAGGAGAGGGCGATACGTCCCATGTGCTGGTTGCGGTACGTCGACCAGCGGTTGATGATGCGGTCGCGGAAGCGGAGGAGATCGGCCTCGCTCGCGTTCTGTGCCGGGAAGAAGCGACTTTCGTCGAGAGCCACTGCGGGATACCGCTAACCGGCGGCGGACTTCTGACCGGGATCGTGGCCGTCGGAGCGAGGCTCGAGCAGCCCGGACTCGGACTCGGACTCGGACTCGGCCGGCGGGGGGAAGGTCGTCGTGACGCGGTCGACGACGCGCTGCCGCTGCTGATTCATCATGTCGGTGAGCGGACGGAAGCCGGCCGCGGCTGGGTTGAGCACCGGGCGGACGCCGGAGCGGCGAGCGGCCTGGGATGTCCCCACACGCCCCATCACGGGAAGGGGGGAAGCCGGGGCCTGGGATCGCATCGCCGCCACCGTCCGGGCCGCGAGCGGATTCGTGGCGGCGAGGAGACGATCGGTGAGCTCGAGCTCCCGCTGCGCCGCTGCGTCATGGCTCTCCAACAGCTTGTCAACGAGACGTTGGTTCTCGGACTCGAGGTCCGCGATGCGGGCTAGGAGGGAGGTGCGGAGGGCTTCACACGACTGGTGGAACATCATCCACCTCCAGACGCTGGATCGTCTCACCTGCCAGGGCCGCCGTCAACACCTACGCCTACCACACCTTCCGCACTCCGCGCCCGGATCGGAGCTTCGAGCTGTCGATCGTGCTGGTGGGGAACGGCGATGCGTCGTCTCGCGCCTGTAGCTTCCGCATCGCGTCCATCCGCGGTTTGGCAACCTTCGAGATGATGGAGTGGAGGGAGCGGGCGTGTTCCTGCTCGGAAGTCTCGGGCCGCTTCAAGGCCAGTGCCTCGGCATGGGCATCGGAGATTGCGCGCCGGGCGGAGGGGAGAAGGAACGCGACGCCCATGCTCAGCATGTCGACCCAATCGTCATGAGGAGCGTGCGGGAAGCTGCTCACCTCGCCCGTCATGTCGTCCACCCACTTCGGTCTCGAGCCGTCGTAGTTGAGCGGGAGGAGGACGTTGCCGGAGCGGATGTCGGGCAGGATCGCGTGAAGACACCCCTCCTTCGAGTCCTTCCGCGTTCCCTTCGGGGGCCACGGCGTCATCCCGCTCACCTGATGCTGGAGCATCTGGACGACCGCGGGGCCGCTGATCGCGCGCTCGATGAGCTTGGTGCGGGCCTTCGGGTAGAGCTGGTTCCAGTCGAGGATCTGACTCATCACCTTGTTGATGTCGCAGTGCTCGTGGAAAGCGGCGAGGAGGAAGACGAGAGCGCCTTTGCGCGCGAGCACACCGCCGCAGTGGTAGGAGTCTGTCCGCTTCTGCGCGTCGAGCGCGAGATCCCAGGACTGGATGATCTGGTCGAACTCGCCCGGCAGCTCGCTCAGTCTGTAGTATCTCCACCACGCCGGGTCGATGATGTTCCCTCTCGGCGGGGTTGGGCGCTGCTGGTAGACCGCCGACCAGACGTAATCGGAGACGTTGGAGCGCCGCGCCTCCCACCACGCTTTCGAGAACCTCTCCGGCCAGAGCGGATCCCCGACCGCTCGCCCGATCGGATCGTTCTCCTCGGCGAGCGCGGGGAGTGAGATCACGTTGAAGCGCGGGCCGGCCCCGCTCTTCGATGCCGAGATCATCCGCGCGAGTATGTCGTCCTCGTTCCAGCGTGTGCCGATCGCGAAGACAGCGGTGTCAGGCTCGATGCGCTGCATCGCAGTCATCTGCCACCACTCCCAAGCGTTCTCACGCTGGACGGTGGATCGAGCCTCCTCCTGATCCTTCAGGAGATCGTCGAGGATGAAGAGCTTCGCGGGCTTGCCGCCGATGCCGCCGCCTACGCCGACCGTCGACATTCCGCCGCCGCTCTCGAGCTCCCAGTTGTCCGCGGCGGTCTGTCGCGGGTTGAGCTTCAGCCCGTACTCGTGGCCGTGGAGCTCGACGAGCTGTCGGGTCTTGAGCCCCCAGCGGCGGGCGAAGTTGGTTTCGTAGGAGACAAAGAGGATGGAAAGCTCCGGGTTTTTGGCGAGCGCCCAAAACGGAGTCCACTGCGAGAGGGTTGTCGATTTCCCACAGCGCGGTGGCATGGAGACGATCGTCGGCTCGAGGAACTCGATCGACTCCGCCGCTTTCTCGCCGAGGAAGCGGAAGTGCGGAGTGTCCATCCAGCGGTAGCGCGGATTGCGGATCGCCATCTCGATGGGAGTCGATGGGATATCGGAGTGCGCACCGATGCGGGAGTAGAGCTGCTTGAGCTGTTTCTCGACTTCCGCGACGAGCGGGGCCGGGAGCTTCGCGATCTTCGCAAGGTAGGAGTCGGCGTCGCCGGCCAGGAGCTCGTCGATCGAAGGGATGCGGGGCTGCGCCACGGTAGAGAGATGTTGACACAACGGAGACGATGGCGTATAAGGTATCCGTATGCGGATGGATGAAATGGCGACACGAGACGTTCGGAGGACGACGAGCCGGCTCGATGCGAGACGGATCACGCTCGAGTCGCTCGCGCTCAGTTGCCGTCGATGCGGACACAGGTGGCTGCCGAGGTCTGCTCACTGGCCGACGCGCTGCCCGCTCTCGACTTGTCGCAGCCCGTATTGGGACACACCAAATGGAGGGACGAAGTGAAGATCGCGCTCGCGCTCACACTCATGCTGACCCCGCTGACCCCGCTGGACCCCGTCCTTGACCCCGATGCGGTTTTCCTTCGAGTTGCCGCTACTCGAGCCTCCATCTACTCGCGCCGACTCCTGGCCCCACACTTGAAGTACAGAGTAGAGATCGAGGAGTCAGACGAGTGGATCGGGAGCGTGGTGAAGAATTTTGCGTCTGACGGGTGTGTGGTGAGAGTGCGGCGAGCAGCGGTGCGTCGGATGGACATCATCGCGCACGAGGTCTGCCACTGCGTACATGATTTTCCCTACCTCGGGACGAACAGCTACGATCGTCGTGTCACGTCCGCGATGATTGAGCGGATGGAGCGTGAGGCACGTACGTGTGAGATAGGCTTGGTAAAAGGCTATAGTCTAGGCTGGAGAATACGGCAATCCGTTTGGGATGAGGTGTACGGCAAACGGGAGGTAAGGTGATGGTGATGACGCCTGTCTATCTCCGCCGCGCACGCTACACCGGGTCGCCGCGGCCGACCGAGCCACGCCGTTCCCGCCTCTGGCTCCTGGCTCTCGGCGGTGTAGCGATCCTGCTGCTGTCGGGCGCGTCGTGCCCGCCGAAGCCGCCGGGGCCGCACCCGACGCCGACACCGCAGCCCGGAGTCGACTACCACCCGGAGCTGCTGCTCACGACGCGCGCGGGCGACTTCGTGCGTGTGGACGGGGCATCGATCGAGCTCCGCAAGGTGATCTCGTGCTGCGAGGCGACGCAGGGGACGGGCTGGCCGGGGCTCAGCGAGTCCTTCGTCGGCTTCGCCTACACGCAGGGGCGGGCGACGATCCTCCAGTGGCGGCACGGACCGTTCCGCACCTGCAACGAGCCCGAGTGGAGCAGGAACGGGATCGGTGGCCCCTACGTCGAGGTGGACGGGAAGGCCGACCTGACGCGATTCAACCCGGCCTACTGGCAGGAAGTCCGGGCACGCCACGCACAGGCCGGCGACCTCGGGATCGTCATCGAGGACTCGATACACGACGGCTGGAGCAGGAAGACGGAAGTCTGGTCGAGCGGCGGCGCACCCTGCGCGCATCCGTGGAGGGCGGACGGGAACATCCAGGGCGCGAACCACCTGACGGCGGAGTGGACGGGTCCGCTCGCCGACCTCGTGCCCATCGCGCACGCGCGGAAGCTGTTCGAGGAGACGTGCGAGTTCGGCAACGTGATCTACGAGGATGGCACCGAGCCGGATCAAGTCACCGGCGCACGGATCGAATACTCGCTGGGACTCGAGGCGCTGCTGCGGCAGGTCGAGACGGAGAAGGGTTGCGCGCGGCATCTCTTCGGCACGAACTTCAAGGCGGACCCGGCATTCCCTTACCTCGAAGCGAACCGACTCCAATATCTCAACGCGCACGACACGCAGCCGACCGACAGCGCGACGTTCTGGGGCGGAGGTTCGCCGAGGCCGTACGTTACGGACGAGTACAATCCGGACCCCGCCATGCGGCCCGAAGCTGTGCAGGCCTTCACGTGCTACGCGAGATCGCACGGAACCTACTGGGCCGCATGGCGGCATGACCAAGACGGCAATGCGTGGAAGGCGAGCCTGTCGCTGATCGCGCAGGACTCGTGCACGCCGGCGCTCAACGACGGGTGCCCGTACGACGTGGCTCCGGTCGCGAGCATCTCGTGCAAGCGGCACAGCGGGGCGTTGTTCGATTGCACGCCGAAGGGCAGCAACGGCCAGCCGATTCGGCCAGAGGGGGACATCACGCGGGCGCTGTGCGAGCGGGCGGCGCTCGGCATGGGGCCGGCGGACGTGATCTCGTACTCGCTCACGGCGGCAACGGGGACGATCGGCGTCAAGCCTCGCCCCAACGTTTTCCAGTACGTGGTGACGGGCTCGGGCAGTGGCACGCTGCGATGCTCAGCACCGAATGCTCCGACCGTGGACCTGTGTCGCGGTCCCGTGGTGACACAGTGAGGCTATGGGTTACGGTCGACATTGATCTGTTGGGAGAAGAGGTTGGTGGCGTGTCCGCGGAGGAGATCTGCCTGCAACTGCGGCACTGTTCGGCCGGCGAGATCATCGGATGGCACAAGAAAGATCCTCTGCACGCGTTGCCCCCGGCCACCGTGGGGAGGACGAGCGAGATGTCCGGGTGGCCCAGGCCGAAGCCACAGGAGCCAGCGAGTGACAAGCAAGGTGACGCAATGAGCCAGTGTGTGAACTGCGGCCTCGTGGCACGCTGCGATGCTCAGCACCTCCGACCGTGGACCTGTGTCGCGGTCCCGTGGTGACGCAATGAGCCAGTGTGTGAACTGCGGCCTCGACGGACCGCACTTTGTCCCACCGAGTCTCGGCGAGCCCGGCTTCTACACCTGCGCAGTGAGTGTCCCACGCTGTCAGGCGCTCGAAGACACCCCGGCTGGCCCGCAGTGTGTCCTGCGCTTGGAACATCCGGGCAACCATCGGTATACCGGGGGCGGGACGCTCGTCCTAAACGACAGCCCGCCCGTGCTGCGCGAGAGCGACATCCCGTTCGCGATCTACCAGACCTTCCACGGCAGCGACACCACGTTCCTGGCCTGCCCGATCTGCGGCGCGGCGATCGGGATCTGCCACATGGCCGCCAACATCCGCTACCTCGCCGACTACCCCGAGCACGACCCGAGCAAGCTGCACGCGGCTTGGCACCAGGAGCACGACAAGTGATGAGCGACATCGAGCCGGACACCGTACCCGCGCCGCGCGGCAAGAGCATCACGGACTGGACTGTCTCGATGGTCTTGTCGGCGATCATCGCGATGTTGGGCTTCTTTCTCGTGGACGATCGCCGCTCCGCCAGCACGCAGCGCGATCGAATGAGCACGGAGCTGCGCTTGGTCGAGGCGCGAATCGGAGCGGTCGAGGTGCAGATGGCGGTCGTCAGCTCGACGCAAAGGGCTGTGCTGGAGCGACTGATGCGGATCGAAGAGAAGATTGATCGGCACTTCACCGTCGGGACTCGATAGGGGGCATCATGGATGCGCACGGGCACAAGATCCGTACCATCGTAGTCCTGACCATGCTGGCCGCTGCAATGGTGCTGGCGATCGTGATCGAGGAGCGGCTGGACGTGAAGGCGCAATTCGAGGCGAACGACGCGATGCACCGCGAACTCGAAATGCGTGCGGCGAAGACCGAGTTGCAGCTCGGAGCCGTGATCGAGAATCAGGCGGGGATTGTAGACGCACTGCGGAGGATCGAGGCGGAGCTCGACGCGCACGACGCGCTCGTGCGGGCGCGGCGGGTGGAGCCATGAGCCGCGCGTGGGCGCTCGTCACCGTGCTGTGGGCCGGCTGGTGGGTCGGGTGCGAGCCCGTGCCGCCGCAACCTCCTCCGCCCACGACGACCACGACGACGCTCTACCCTGCCTGCTACGCGCCCGTGCCCGGCCCGGCAGGAGACTACGTGCCCGCGCCGTGGCAAGCCCCGCGGCATCTCCAGGCGGTGCTCGACGCTGAGGCGCGCATCGGCGCGGGATGCTGGCCGCACGAGGAGGACATCCCGCTGGAGTTCCTGGCGGTCGAGTTGCGGACTGCTGGCCTGTGCGCGGTGCGGAACGAGGATCGGGTGCTCGTCTCGCGGCCTGACGGGTTGTACGAGGAGCATCACGTGATCGCTTACACGACGGGCTGCTGGGCGAAGTACCCGTATCGGGGAATCCTTCGGTGGGACGGGGCTTACGTCGAGCGGGAGAGATGAGCATGCGCCGCTTGAACGACATGGAGATTCACAACTTGGAGATTCGCGCCAGCACTGCCGAAGCCCGAGTTGCCGAGCTGGAGCAGCAGCTACAGGACGAGCAGGACACGCACGCGCTCGTCTTGTCGCATGAGGGCCACATCGCGAATCTGAGACGCAGAGAGACACTGGAGAGATGAGCATGGACCCCCTCGTGGAGAAGCTAGAGCAGGAGCTGGCCGAGATGGGGATTCGCGCCAGTGCGGCCGAAGCTAAGGTCGCCGAGGCGCAGGGTCTTATCCGCCGGCTGGAAGAGCTGAAGGTGGAAGACCATCGCAAGTCCGTAGCTCAGGCGCAGGAGCTGGACGAGCTGCGCGTCCGCCGCTTCCGCCTCCGCTGCGGCCTGCGCGGGAAGCTACTGGCCGTCGCTGAAGCCCGCGTTGCCGAGCTGGAGGCGCAGCTCGCGCGACTGAAGGCGTTCGCGGCCCTCCTGCTCTGTGTCCACGAGCACCGAGACGCAGAGACTGCCGAGAAGATCGTCGAGTCACACCTCGCGGAAGTGTGCGAGACACAGGAGAGATGACCATGCCGATCTCCGACCCCTTCAACACCTTCAACACCGTTTCCCCGTCTGTCAATGAGAAGGACGGCATCCGCCGCTTCGACGACGCGAACCTCCAGCGCGCGGTCAAGCGAGCCTTCGCGCTCATCCCCGAGGGTCAGCATGTCGCGGTCGTGGCCCATGCCGATGGCAACCTGTCCTCGGGCGGCGCGAGCCTCACCGCCGTCGCACGCGTCGGCTCCGACTGGTCGATCATGGTCGGCTGCTACAAGCCGTATCGAGGCGGGCTGAAGAACCTGTCCCTCGGCGGCGAAGTCGTCTGGACGCCAAAGCTGTTTTGAAAAGGAGCACACACATGCGCATGCGGAAGCTCGTCGCGTTTCGGATCACACTCTTCGCGTTCCTCATCATCGGCATCGCGGGGCAGTTGCTCGCGCAAGCCGCGGCGGTCCCCAAGCCCGCCGTCGACATCACGATCGCCTCGGTCATCACGGCGCTCGGCGTCGTGGCGATCCCGTGGATCGTGTGGGGCATCACGCTGCTGATCCCGGTCATCCCGCGCGCTGTCCTTCCCTTCCTCCCGCTCGTCCTGGCGTGGATCGTCGAGCAGCTCCCCGTGTGGATGGCTGGTGTCGCCGCTCCGATCGGCGTCGCGGGCATCGCCCTCGCAGCGCTCGTCCTGCGCGAGGTGCTCAACACGATCGCCCAGCACGGGTTCGCGTCCGGTGGCGGCAAGGTCGGGCTCGCGGGCGCGACGAAGGTTCTGTTCTCGCGGTAGGTCGAGGTCTCGAGGTCTCGAGGGTGTGATGAAACACGACGCCGGCACCAATCTCCATCGCACCCTCGACGGCCTCCGCTCCCGCTTCCATCGCCGCCTCCGCATCCTCCGTCGCCGCGCACTGATCGCCGCGGCGGTGCTGGACATGTGGCGGGAGGATCTGGCGCGCACCGCGGACGGCCGCGTGTCGATCGACGGGACCAAGGCGGCGGTGAAGCGGCAGCAGCAGGAGCGGATGAAGCTGCTCGGGCCGCACGGTCGAGCTCGCTAGCTCGCAGCTCGCAGTCCACAGTCCACAGTCCGCACCGCAGTCCGCACCGCCATCCGTCTCCGTTGCCTCCCTGGCACCAATATTTCACCCCACATCCGCGTTGCGGCTGGCCCCGAAGCTGTCTTCTGCTTTACCCACCCCACAGTTGACTACCGGGGGGAGGGGAGGGGGGGGGTGAAGTGCGGCCGGCACGGATCGGTGTGCTAGTAGGAGGCACAACATATGACGAAGCGAGAACGGAAGCTTTTCGAGGCAGGCGTCAACCCTTTGACGGGTAAGCCGATGGGGGGGGCGCCGACCGGATCGCCCCGCATCGCACCGCCCGCGCGCGCAACGGTAGCGCCCGCGTGGTACCTCGAAGCCGCGGCGGCGCAAGCTGCGGCGGCCGCGGTCCCGGTCGCACCGGTCGCC